GTAAAATGTCTCTTTGATTACAACTAAACAATAATATATATCCAAGATATGAAAATAAAAATGACTCGCCAAAGATTGGCAGCAGATGAAATAAACTTTAACTAAAGTGAACTTTCAAGATACAAAAAACAAAAGAGTTTTTTCCAAAACAGTAGTAACAGTTTATGAAAACAATAATAATAACTTTTTTTTGGCCGACACAGACCGACATATCCCGATTAGACTTGGGAACGCATCATATTGGGAGTTCCCCTGATACAATGACATTATAGATATTACAAAAGAAATAGCCAGCAAACCTGATGAATTTTAAATATGATTGCAAAGATAAACCGACCTTCCGAATAAAAAATCTTCCATGAAGGGATTTTCCCGCCTCATGGAAGATAGAATATATTTCTTCTTTTTAGAATTCACTGGTAAAATTCTATTTTACTCATTTATCGTGTTGATATTCTGCTATTTATGGTATTTGTTGCGTTGTTCGCGCAACAAAAACGCACCATTTTATGCAAAAATACCGCCCGAAGTGCCGTAAAGGCCACCCCGGACGGCTTCAACGCAATGATGACTGAAATAATCATCATCGGGTGCAAAGGTAGTCATTTTTAGTCAGACTGCCAACGTCTTCGCTTCTCAATCGCACGCAAAATGAAGAAAATGATGATTACTGCAACGATAGTGCAGGAAACAACCCCAAACCAATAGAAGAGACCATGCTTTGGCTTGTCTTCTGTCTTCGACTTAGTTTGCGTGTCTTCTGAAGTCTGTTCTGATATGTTTGTCTGTGTCTGTGCGTCTTCTGTCTTTTCTTCGTTCACAGTTGTCTGCTTTGTCTTATCATTATCAATCGTGACACGACCTGTTGCGACAGACTTGATGCTTCGACCTGCCGGCACGTTGGGAGGTTCAGTCTGTTCGCGTTCGCGATGCTTCAATGTATCGCGCTGCACGTCCGCGCCGGTTCTGATGTCTTCAGTGCCGTCACTGTATTCAATCTTCAGAAACTCGATGACTGCTTTTGAGTAGTCTGTTTCATTTGTTGTGACATTAGCCACGTCAGACGTACTTGACTGCTGTTTAATGTCGGTCGTTACAGAAGACGTGATTTGCTGTTGCTTCGTTTCGTTTGCAACTTTGCGTGTGGTGCCACAACTTGCAAACAGAACTGCAAACAGAACTGCAAACAATAATTTGATTACGTGTCTCATACTTTTTGATTTTTGATGTAGTTGATGATGCCGTCAACGTGAAGCTGCGTAATGAGCCGCTTGCCGTCTTCAGACAAAAGAAAGTCAACGTCTGCTTTGTTGTCTTGGAAAAGCGACTCTGTCAGAACTGCCGCGCAACGTGTACCTGTCAGAACTGCAAACCGCGCTTCATAATCGGGGTCACCGTCCGACCAATCTGCACGCATAGGCACTTGTCGGCTGTCATACGCACCTGTCTGCTTCAGAACTGCAAAGCGTTCTTTGTAGGGTTCAAGCACGGAGTTCGCCGTGTTCCACAGCACAGTTGCGAGTTCATCAGCTCGTGTCTTACCTGGTGATGTATATACACACCAACCACCGGCTGACTTCCATTTGCCGTCACCACCGGCTGCGTTGCTGTGAATAGACACAAAGAGAACATTCTTTGTGCCGAACTTATCACAGACGGCATTTGTGCGTCTGCATCGTTCTTTCAGGCTGATGTCGTTTTCTTCAGGCACGACAAGTTCTGCATCGTAGCCCTTGGTCTTCAGCGATGCGACAATTTGCTTCGCGATTTCACGCGACCACTTGTATTCGCGTAGCGATTTGTCGGGGCTGCACTTTCCGAGCGTGTCAACGCCGTGACCGTTGTCGATAAGGATTTTCATACTTTATTCAGTTAGTCTGTGATAAAAATCGAGTTTGATTTTAGAATACACGGCTTCAACATTCGTGAAAGCGCGTGCGTTGTTCACTTGTTCTGCATACACTTCACTTTCCACGACTTCTGCAACCCAATCAATCCATTCGGGTGATGTGTAATGCGTCAGTGTGTTACCGCGATACCGTGTGTTGTCGAAACGGCTGTTTCTGTCTTCGTGAAGATTGCACAGCAAGGTTCTGATTTTCGCTTTGGTCGCTTCCTTATCAATGATGTGATTTTCTTCGCGCACCTTTTTGATAATCCGGCATACTTTTTCAATAGACAAGTCGAAACAGGTATTTGATATGCTTTTAATCTGAAGCAATGTTGATGGGCGTAAACCGTCCGCGATTTCATTCAGCACATCATTCTGTGCGTCTGTCTTCATCAAAAGCGCGTTCATTGTTTTGGCATTGCCGCTTATCATGTTATCCATGATGTTCTTGAACCACTTGAATATGGCAACCCACATCAATAGCGACAGTACGATAAACACTGCCGCCAATATCACAAGTGCGCCATAATCGCTGATGCCTTTCGCAACTTCGGTTACTTGTGATACTTCGTTCATACGATAATTCTGATTAAGCGTCCAACGAACACGCCGCCGAGTGTCAGCAACCAATCTACCCAGTCCCATTCACAGCCATGAAGTTTGTCTTTTAGTTCAAGTGCCGATGCGACACCGAAGCCTGCAAGTGCTGCACAGTAGTTGTCATCAGACAAGATGCCGATGATGAAACCACCGCCAATGTGCGAAAGTCTGTGACTTTCTTTTAACCACGCGATAATCTTTTTCATAAGTATATACTTTTGTCTGTTGCAAAGGTATAAAAATAGTGTCTATTAAACACTATTTTTGCACCAAAATTTGAAATTCAAGTTGATTTATTAGGTCGCGAACACCTTGACGTTCTGTTCTTAGCGTTACAAAATCATACGGCAGTTCTTCTCCTGCAAGTGATGCTTCATAACATTTGATAATTTTGTAGTCAGATGCTGTCAGTTCATCTTTGAGCTGCTGTATTTCTTTGCGTCTTCGCTGAACGTCATAGACACGTTCATACTTGAATTTGATACAATCGCCAGCGTCATACGGCACAAGTCTGATGATATAACCATCATCAGTTTTCAATTTGCTGTTGTCAATAGCATCAACAGGCTTCCAACCGGCTGCACTTAACACGCTGATTTGTTCTTCTTCAGTAATTGTGCGTGTCTTGACAGTTTCGCCGTCAAAATAGCGTTCTTGCTGTTCTTCTATGATGCGACTATGCAGATAGCCACCTTCATTTATATATCCGTATTCTTTCATATCTGATTAGTATTTCCAACGTCCAACACACCATGCTTCAACTCTGTTGCCGTTAAGATTGAAGACAGTGAAAGTGAATTTTGCTTCCCAACCTTCAGGCACGTCATAATAATCATTCTCTGTAATGTCATCAAATATCTTCTGACCCGACTTCGGATAAAAGCGCATTGCACCTTGTCCTATCTGTTTAGCAAAGATGACTTTTCCCTCATATCCGTCAGTTGGCAGATACACGGTGCCTGTCTTATCTTTATTTGTCAGTCCGATTGCCTGTGTGATGGATGCGCTTAAATTCACGGCTGTTGTTGCCGCGCTGTCTGTGATGTACTTCTGCTTCAGAATAAGACCGGCTGCGCACAGGTCGCTGAAATAACCGCCGTATGCCGGTGCATTGCCTGAATTTGACGCACTTCCATAGACACCTGCGACAAGCGTACTTTCTTTTTCAAATGCCCATGTAAAATTGACATTATTGCCAAATCCAAGTCCAACGATTGCCCCATAATGTGTGAAACCTGATGATGCCGGCATTGCATTTGTCTTTGGATTATTGCAGAACACACCACTTGCCGACATATAAGCAACACCATTGTCATTGCGAGTTTCAACCACGCCACGTGATGCGTCAATATCAACCACAGAAGACTTGTTGCCGTCAAGTGAGTAGTCACCGCCGGTATTAGTTGAAACCAATTTTATACGACCAGTTTTCCCGTCAAGCAAAAGTGCATAATTGTTTCCGCTCATCATCGTGGAGCGTATGCGTTCATCTGAAAAATAGAAACCTGCAATCAATGCTTCTCCAAGAACTTTCAATGCGTTCTTTATTTTGGCATTGTTCAGAATAAGCGTGTCTGCTTCTTCGTTATTGAAGTCAAGTTTGTCACCCAACTTGAAAGCGTTTTCTATCAGGTCAAGAAAACTTTTGCCGTCTGAAGACACGATGCGGTCAGTCGTGATGCGTCCTGGCAAGATTTCAGTGAAGCCGTGCATCGCGACAAAACTGCGTTCATTGTCAATTTCTGCGTTCAGCAAGCCGACAAGGAAGTGATAATGATTTGCTACTTCATCGAGTTTGATTGATGTCTGCGTCAGTACAAATTCGCCCTGCAAATTAGTGTCTTTCGGACACTTCGCATACAGATAGTATTTTGCTGAAGCATCAGTCAATACAGGTGATGTGTAACTTTTCATGCTCCATGTCAGATAACCTTGCGCATCGTTGCGGTCTTTCGTTGTGATAGCGTTATGCCCGATTGTCAAATGCTGAAGATATATCGCCATGCCGCCCGATGTCATCGTGCAAAGAAGTTGCTTCTTTTCGTTATCCCAATAGACAGGCGTTGCACGTTGCGTCCATTTATCGCCTGACTTGCTCACAAACTGAAACTGAAGACTTTCGTCACCAATCAGCAAAGACATTGCTTGCACTGCAATAGGCGAAATTGCGTTGGTAAACATATCGAGCTGCGCATCTTCAAGCATTTCGATTGTTTCCTTTGCATCGCGAAAACGGCGTTTTGTGAATTGCAATATGTCACGTTTCGTGTCATCAATCACGACTTCAGTGTTCGTGATTTGTCGTATCTGTGAAGACACAGAACTTCCACCTGACACGCTGTTCGATATTTCGATTGTAGGCGAGTAAGGAGCATTGATGAAGTCTTTGATGCCGACAATGCGAATGACAACACCGTCTTTCGCAAACTGTTCGTCTTGAAACAGAACGTGACCGCCGACAATGAGCTTGCCGCCGACTTCAAGCCAATGCCGTTTCGCCCACAGTGATTGCAGTGTGCCGGAGAAAGTGAAGCGTTGGTCTTCACATTCATAAAGTGCCTTGACTGCTGCACGCATCATATCCCATGAGCCGCCCGACTTGTCTGTGTTGTTGCAGATGTATTCATCAGGTAACTGTATGCCGAAGATTGCATAAGTCTGTTCTTTGACAGGACACCACGTTTTATCAGGCATTATCACGCCGTCAATTTCTTGCGGCACGATTTCAAACTTGCGCTGTTCGTGCTTGTAGCGCACATCAAATTCCTTTCCGGCAAGCATACCGTCTTGGAAAATGATTGTCATCGTTTCCCCTGCAATCAGATAATTATTGTAGTTCAGATTGTCAGGAATAGTGTTGTCAATGATGTTGTAGAAGTTCTTGGCTTCGTTTTCAACTTCGACAGCGGTCACTTCGCCGATACGTGACGGATAGATTTCACTGCAATCAATGCTGTCTTCTTTGACCGCTTCAGAAACCTTGTCGATGCGTTCTACACCGTCACCGTCAGCGTTGCTTTTATACGTGCGTGAAATCGCGCTGTTAAAGCCGTCTTCGTCTTCAAAATGGGTGCCGTCATAACGTATCGTCTGCGACTTCGGCAAAAGAAGTTCTGGCGAACCGTATTTTGCGCGGTCAATGTTGCGGTCACTTCCCTGCACAAGCATACGTTTCACAGGCACGCCGTCAGCTTCAGACGTGCGACCGACACCAGGAATGAAGCCGTTACCGACACCGTAAGACAGTGCGACAGGTTCTGTTTTGAAGTATTCAACGCGGCGAAGATGTATCTTTGCGCGTGTCGTGCCGATGTATTCGACTTCATATTCAGTATGAAACACATTGCAGATGTCGGTAAGTCCTGCATCTATGAATGTGTGATTAAATTCGACCGTCTTTTCAGATTCTTCGATACATTCACCACGTTCCCAAGTGACAGAAGTGTCTTTTTTGTTCAAGTTGCGAACAATCAGGTCTATAAATTCGTGTGGCTTCGCACACAGCGAGAACTTCAGGCGGTTGTCTTTCGGTGCGCCGGTTGCCACAGGGTCAATCACGTTTCTGATTTTCCACACACCGAAGAAGTCTTCATTTGTGCCGAGCGTCATTGTGTATTCAATCTTGCGTGTGCCTTGCTTCTTCAAGTCCTGCGCACGTGTCAAGATGAAACGCTGATTTTGGAAGACACAAGATGTGCCGACAGGAAATTCAAAGTAAAATGGCAGATTGAACTTCAGCACAAGTTGCGGCTTCTGCATCAATGCGCGATAGCGATAACTACTATCTTCAGGCTGCACCTGAATGTTGATACGCCACTGCATACCGGCACCAATCACTGCCACTTGTTGCTGCGTGACGTATTCACGCCACTGTTCTGCAATCGTGGCGATGATGTCGAGTGCTGTTTTTGAATAGTATGTCAGTGTTATCATTAGTCTTCAGTTTCAAAGATTGAATAATCAATGTCTTTCTTCTTCCACCCATCGTTGAGTGTTTCGATGACAAACGCCGTGGCTTTCGTCACAAAGTCTGCAAGCGGCTCAAACTTCGTGAACGTGTGGTATATCGGGTTGGCATCTTCATCTTCGCCAAGTTTGAACTTGACAGGAAGTGTCGCTCCGTTCGTGTCGCGTGCGAAGTCGTATGCAGCCTTGAAGTTCTGCTGATTTTCGGTTGACAGATAGACCGGCTTGCTGTTCCAAGTGAAGCCTGTAAGTATCTTCGCATCAGTTTCAGTGTTTATCAGGTCACTGATGTCTTGTTTTATTTCGCGCATTGTAGGCTTGTGGTCGTAGTATTTGCGCCACGTATATTTGTTGCCGTCTGCATCGGTTTCAAAGCCGAAGATAAGCAAGTAGTTCGATGATGACAGACACACAAGTTTGTCTGCACGTTCTGTTGCGCCATTACAGCGGAAAAATTCTGTTTTTGCCATGATGTTGATATTTGAGAGTGAATGAATTTCTTAATCATCGAAGTAGTAACGTGTGCCACCACCGCCCTGAAACGGCTCACTGCGTATCGTGACAGCGATTGATGTGTTTTCAAGCGTGCCACGCATTGCGTCAAGCATCGACTTCATTTCATCGCTGTTCGTGAAGAACTTAGACATTTGTCCGTTGCTGCGATACCTGAATGAAACGAGATAACGCCCCTCACCTTGCTTTGTCTTCACATCGCTTTCAAAGTCGATGATTTCAATAGGCACATTAACGATTGCACTGATGCGCACACGTTCGCCGTTGAAGCGTTTCTTGCCGTCTTTCGGCGTGTACGTCAGATTTAAGTCACTGAATTTAATCATTTCTTTTTTTGTTAATAGTTTCTTTAATAGATGTTTGCAATCAGCGTGTTTCGCCATACCGTACAGTGAACCGACAATTTCAACTCTGCGCTTTCGGCTTTTCACTTTCGCGAGTTTACGGCAGAAGTTCTTCTTGACACGCTTGCGCAAAAGCGTATGTGTCGTGAATATCTGATAACCGAGAAAGTCAAGACCTGTTTCGATAGGGAAAACACGCTCATTCTTCTTGATTGTCTGACCGATGCTTTCGATGTGTTCATGCACTTCGTCACGCACAAGCCACAGAAAGCGTTTGTCTGAGGCACCCACAACAATATCGTCCATGTAACGATAGAAGTGACGCACTCCGTATCTGTCTTTAAGGAAGTGGTCAAGATGCACAGACAGAAGATGATTGACAAGACCTTGTGAAGACCGCATCCCCATACTCATACGTTCGCCGCCCGGCATCGTAGCAAGGAAGTCGGTAAGTATCGCGATAAGTTTCTTGTCTTTGAATGTACGGTTAAGCGCATACAACACAAATTCGTGCTTCACTGTATCGTAACACTTCTTTACGTCACATTTATACCAATACAGTATTGATGTGTCTTGCTTCATGTCACGTCTGATGTACTGCATCAGGTCGTGCATTCCGCGTTTTTTGATTGATGCTGAAGTTGTGCGTATATAACGAGGGCGAAGATGTTTATCAACAGGTCGCATTACAGCATTGATTTTGATACGTGCTGCCATGCAATACACTTGCAGAAGGCGCTTTTTTCCTGCTTCACAGATTTCTTTTTCGTGATAGCCGCCGGTACGCAATTCTTCTTCGGTCGGTGCGCGATGAACCGGCATCAGGGAAATTTTACCTGATACGATTTCTTCACTAACTGACTTCAGAAATTCATCGCGATGTGCAAGTAGCCATTTACCTTCAGGCAAACTTTTTCGGAGCGTTCCTTTGACAACATCATCAAACGCTTCTTCAAGGTTCGTCTGTTCGATAATTTCTTCTATTATGTAACCGTCACGCTTCATGTGCTGTTGTTATATATGCCTTCAGTTCTCCGGGTCTATGATGTTCGAGAATTAACCTACCAATCACTACCCATCCAACAACGTCATTTTTCAGTTTTCCATGACTGATGTCATGCTGTTACTGAGGCTCGGTTTCCTCGTTCACGACTATGCGCCAGCGCGTGACGCTATGCCGGAGGAACGATTGATAATTGTTGCTGTATTCTGTTCTGTTTGCAAGCCGAGAGCCGTTATTCGTATTCGAGTTCGAGGATGCGTTGTTCGCGTTCGCATAGACGAGACCGCCATTCGCGTTGGCGTTGTTATTCGAGCGACCAACGACACGGCACGTTGGAAACCTCTACCTTTTTATTTCATTCATTCAATTTCAAGTTTTCATTTTCTTTGATGATGAAAAACGTGCGCGGTCGCTGACCGCAACGGGGGCGCGTCTTGCGCCGCGCACGCTTTCCGATTTATTCGCTGACTTCGATTTCACCTCTGAAGGCAAGCCGAGAGCCGAAATTCGTATGCGAGTACGAGGATGCGCTGCTCGCGTACGCATAGACGAGACCGCCATACGCGCTGGCGTTGACACTCGAGCGACCAACGACACGGCACCTGCTACCACTGTAATAATTACCGTCACAGTAGTTAGATGCCCATACGCTGTTGTCAGATGTACACTTCGATGCAATCACGTCACAGAAACGTCCGTTACGAACACGACCGATGCAATAACCGCTGTTTGTCACACCCTGCACGACACGTTCTGTCTTGCTGATAGGGTCATAGATGTGCCACTTCGCATCAATCGGGTCAGTAGCAATTTCGACACCGTGATTTTCAAGATATGACTTGAAAGAAGTGACGTTCACTGCTACATTATCCATGACTTCCCAAGTACAGCCGACAAAGTTTTCAATGCCGAGTATCTTGTTACCGTTAGACGCTGTTGTGCGCTTCGTGTCTGCGTTACCGACTGCATCTTGACTGCCTGTTGTTCCGCCTGAACCGCGTCCGTAGCCGCATATCAACTGCACGTCACGATTGCCGTTCAGCGAGAACCACAATATCGCCATTAGTTTTGACATTTCATAGTCGATAAGTTGATAACCGTCACCACGGCGCATTGCCAGGTTCTGCAAGTCTTTGTATGTGTAATTCAGTGCGCCGACAGGCGTGTTCTTCACACGACCGTTGTCATCATACTGCCATTCAGTAGAAGTCACAGATGTACCTGTGCCGGTGCGCACGTTCACGTTGCTGATACTGCGAAGTTGCATCAGCGTGTCAACAGATGCGTGATATACACCGACAAGCCACGGTTTATTTTCTACCCAATCAGGCTCAATCGCTTCGATTTCTGTACTGTCAACTGCGATGACTTCTTGTGCGCTGTTCGTTCCCTTTGATGAAAAATAAAACGACATAGCACCATCAGGCACATTGCAGAATACATAATCGTCACCCTCAAGGAAGTCAAACATTGTATTCGACACTGCAAGATTGAATGTGCCGACAATTTTGCCGGAAGCATCAGTGAAGACTGCTCCGATGACACTATGATTAAGTCCCGGCCAACGCACTTGCTTCATGTCTGACACGTTCAGATGATAGATGTTGTAGTTAGGCGTGTCTTCGATTACACCTTCTGTTTCGAGCGTAGATGTGCCGATAACAACATCAGTAGTCTGTATTGTCTTGTTGGCTTCATACAGCACTTCAGATAGTTTCTTTCGTGTGATTTTGCGTGCCGTGCTGATAGGTTCGGTAGTGAGCGAAGACCAAAAGATGTACTTCTTCTGCGCCTTGAAGTCGTTCACACCCTTGTACCACAGATGCGGACAGCGCATCATTACATCGAAACCGGTGCCAAGTTCGTCCTTGTAGTCAAATTCAGTACCGTCAGGCATTTGACGATAGTGTGAGTCGCTGATGCGTTCACCTACCCATTTACCGCTGCTGTTCGTCTTTCCCTTGACAGGTATCAGACCTTTGCGTATGCGCAAAATGTGACCGCTTGCTTCGTATGTCTCGCCGGTTGTCCCGTTGTCAAGATTGGTGATGTTCTTCGGGTCATTCACAGTGTCATCGAAGACAACGCCTGTGAACTGCGCGTTGTGAACGGTAAGACCGATGTCAGACGGCTTGAAGTACGACTGAAGTTGTGCAAGTTCGTTGTCATCAATCAACTTCGTCAATATCCATGAGCCTGTGATGCCGTCACAACCACTGTCTGCGTCACTACCGATGCCCTTTGTGCCGTCAGCCATAAGCCGCCTTAATATAGTCGCGTCCGCGTTGACTTCAAGACCTGTGATGCCAATGTCAGTTAGATGTGCGTTGCCGTTGATTACAGCCTGAAGCATAGCGAAAGCATCAATGCCGGCGCACGCTTCAATCTGAAGACGTTTCACGTTGCTGAAACCTGATATTGTCAAGCCGCCGTTGGGATATGTCAATTTAGGCAGATTTTGGAATGTCAGCGAAGTCATCGTGTTAGGCAGTTGCAGCGTTTCAATCGGCGAAGTCAGTGCCGGTGTGAATGACTGCAACTGTGAGCCTGTGCCTCGAACAGTCTTCAGGCGAGGACAATATGTCGCGTCCAAAGTCTTCAACGGGAAGTTTCTGAAGTCGATTTCTTCAAGGAAAGGCAACTGACCGAGTGCAAGCGTAGCAAGTTCATCGCCTGAAGATGTTGCAGGGGTGTATGATGCACCGCCGATGATAAGTTTCTTCAGAAGTGTCAGATTGCTGATGTCCCAACCTTGCTGTTTCGGTGTCGCGTTTCTGATGTCAAGTTCTTCTATACGGTCTGCGCCGAAGATGTAAATCATTACACCGCCGCCAAGGTTCGTGTTGTTCGTGTAGAACGTATGACTTTCACCTGCGTTCAGGAAGCAAGAACCACCGTTTGCTTCGTTTGCACGGTCAACGCCAACACCGAAGTAACCTGATTTTGCCGCCTTGATTGTGACGTTCATGTTCGTACCTGTGCATCGCATCGAAATTGCAGATGAATATGTGTCACCGCACTTATAGAAGCCGTCACGGAACAAGAAGCGTTTCTTGACGTATTCGCGAAGCCGCTGAATTGACAGACCGTGAAGCGCGAAGAAGTAGTTTGCCGATGCCTTGCTGTTTTCTATGTACTTGCGAGTGCCGTCATAAGATGACACAAGTTTCGGCCACTTCTGCAAGCGGTCGATTATCCAATACTTTTCGATGCCCTGCGGCGAGAACGGGCGCAAACCTGATGCAAGCTGCTGTGAGCGCATCAACGCTGCAATTCGTGCGACAGTAGTTGTGCGCGTAGCGTCTTCTGTGTCGCTTTCTGCGCGATAAGTCTGAAGCCAAATGTGTTCTGCGCGTGCAAGTTGTACGAAAAGAACACTGTCATGTCCCTGATAGTAACCGTTCGGGTCATTGTTCGGGTCAAGTTCTGCCGGTATAGTCAGACCACAGTCGTTATCACTGCCGAGAATGGTATCACCGTCATACAGATGATTAAGATACATTCTGACATTGCCGTCTGTTTCGAGATAGAAAGCAACCATCATGTTCTTGCTTCGTTGGTCAACTGCCGCGATGTAGTCTGTGAAGACGTGATACATGATTGCGCTGTACGGATTTGCTTCCGTGTGAAGTTCATGCGCAAACTTCTTTAGACGGTTTTCGGGTGTTCCCGGCACACTGTTTCCGTCAATCGTGATGTTGCCGTCTGCCGCTGTCTTGTGCTGATTACATTCGTTGCACCAACACAACCACTTATAAAGGCGATACGGCAATTTGCGACCGTCTTCATACGCTGTGTTCAGGTCATCATTGTCGGGATAGCGACTTTCAAATTGCTGAAGCCACACAAGTTCACCGTCTTCAGAACGGCGCAACATATCATCAATGCTTGACACGTTCTGAAACCAATCCATATCGTTGTACGCTTTCAGTTCGTAGCACTCAACAGGGTTGACAACATCGCCGGTGATGCGCCAGCGACCGCCGGTGTAAGTCATTGCGCCTGTTGTTTCAGTCCATGCGCCATTCTGATAGCGGTACACTTTATGAAGTGGTCCACAAAATTCTGACAGAACAACGATGTCTTCGGTGTTCCATTCAGATTTGTCAACAGATGCTGCAAAGTCATCGAGTGTCTGGTTTCGTGCTGCTATGTATTCAGTGAAGTCACCGTAATTCAGGCAGTCCGCATTATAGCCTGGACACGCTTCAAAACCAAATACAGCCGCGTCACCCTTGTCGTGATTGAAGTTTCCCTTTGCGTGGAAATATCCGTAAGACGGCGAAGTCGGGTCAGGCGAATTTGCGTCTGTGCGATACAGTGCCAACGGAATAGAACTGATGCAAGGGTTCAGTTCGTATTCGCCGGTGTAGAAGTTCTGTGCCGGTGTCATGTATGCCGAACCAAGTGCGCGTGACAGTTCGTTATACAACTGCGTAGAACCGCCGTTGTTTGCGCCTCCGCTTTCTGAATAGTCAACCTTGATACAGAATATGTTTGTCGGCATTGTGCCGCGCACGATTTGGAACTTGTTTTTTGCTGCGAGAGATGCGACAAAATCATATTCTGAGAGTTGCTGTGCATCAGTGAACTGACTGCGGTCGTACATCATGCGTATTCTCGCTGCTTTCTTCGTCTTGCTTTTCTTATTTTTAATAGGACGCATCGAGGAAGTAGTACCCTGATTTGTCGTTGGTGTGTCTTCGATAACGATGTTGCGCCACGGCGTTTCAGGGAAGTAGAAGTACCAACACATAACAACAGGTGTCTTCTTGTCACCGTCAAGTGCTTCGATGTATTCAGGATAGTTTTCGGGCGTGTTCTCCGTGTTCGGTGACTTGCACATAACGGCATACGCGATGTTTCGTTCACCGAGTGCTGACATTTGCGGAATGTTGCGTGCCGGTCTTCCCTCTGCGGTCTGTGAAGCCATGACCTGATTGAAGTTGTATTCAACAATCATCGCGTCAGTGTCGGCAAGTTTCAACAAGTAGTTGTTGAAAGACTGCTCGAAGTTGTAGTATGTTTCCCATGCGCGTATGTTATACAGATACAGGTCTGCTTCTGAACCGTCAAACGTGATTTGTGTCGCGTGGCGTGTCAGTGTTCCTGCATCGTAGTAGCATGAGCCGCTGAACTCACCGTCAAGATATAATTCAACGACACCGATACCGGCGTATGGTGCTTGACTTGTCGGCTTGATTACGATTGCAACGTCAGTGATAGCATCTTCTTCAAGTGCCGCGTCAATCGTGTGCGCGACTGTTTCTTCATTGTCAGTCGTGAAGACAACGCGCTTGCCTGTGACAAAGAAACCGTAACCGTTCGCGATGCACGATATAAGACGTGCGTTTTCATCTGCGATGTGACGTGTGCGCACGCGGAACTGAATTGCAAGACCGTTCGTTTCGATTGAAGACACGTTGAAAGGCGCATAATCAAGCGTTGCTTTCACGTTCTCTGCGATACGCAACGCCATTACGCCTGTGTCATTCGGCTGTTCATACACTTCACTTCCGTAACTGTCTTTGACAAAGCCGTTGGTCGTGTAGTTCGAGCCGATGACAGTCATCGTGTAGCCGTTGCTTGTGATAGACTTGTCTGTGTCTTTGTTCGAGCGAGAACTGAAGTCGATGTCAATCATCTGCTGTGCCGTGACGCTTTCGATGTTCAGAAGTGTTCCTACAATCTTGAAGTTCGCCGTTTCCGACACGGACGAGCCGGCGCGTGCGAACAAGCCTATTGTCACACTGCCGTCAATCGCGTGACCCTGCACGCGCTGGATGTATGCTGATGTCACACCGCGTCTTACAAGCGAAGTGCGCTTGATAGTGGTCTGTGTGCCTATCTTTTCAAAGATTTCGACAGATACTTCAGATGACTGTGTAGAATAGGCTGCGAAGTCGATGCTGATTGTTTCGTATTGCTTCACTTCACCGTCTTTCTTTTCGCTGTACCAACGTGTCACGACAATCGGTGTCGTGTTTGCCGGGTCAACGACCATGACAGCCGTGTGAAGATAGTTGCCGACAACGCCTGAAGACACGTCTTCGCCATGTATGCGGAGAGGATATGCGCCATGCTTCAAAGCGACACCGCAACAGTTCTTCGGGTCAATCGTTATGCTGTGTGCGTATGTGTCGTTTACGGTTGCTGTCCCGAGCGTCTTCCACTGACCACTGATGAAGATTTCAGTTATACAGGTGATACCTTTGTCAGAAGCGTTATTTGCAAAACGATACATCGGCAACTGCTTTACTACACCGCCTACACTGATGACTGTTGATGCGGTGTAATTCAGCGTCTGTTCTGATGTGATAGTCACATCTACAGCCGTCACGTTGATGTTGCGCTTCGCTGTACGGTCGCTGTCATCATACGCAACAAAACGGAATTTGCGCTGCCCGGCAATACTGAAGTAGCGTGACAGGTCAAACGAGAAGTCGAAAGTTTCTTTATCTGCCGATGTCGCTTTGTTCAATCTGAATGTTTCGAGCAACTGTTCTGTGTCGCGGTCATACAGCTCGACTTTTTCGATGATGCCGCTTTCATAGTCTGCACCGTTCTTCAGCGTGATTGCAGCGTTCACGACAAGTGTACCGCCTGACTGTCCGTAAAGCGGTGATGTTTCGGGCGTAAATTCAAGTATCAGACCTGTCTGACCGCCACCGCCTGTGCCGACTGCAAACTGCTTTTCGTCACCAACTGCTGCGCCGGCTGCATTGACAAGTTGCATCTTCACGACACCTTCTGTTTCAGTGTCGATGTTTATGTTTGCCGGAATGTGCGCGTATGCGCCGCCTGTACTGAAAGCGTCTTTGCCGTCTTCTTCAGGTTCGTCTTTCGTTTCGACTTTAGAACCGCCACCACCGTTGCCGAAGTCTTTCCACAGACCGGCTTCACCGAAGTTGCCGACAGAAGACGTGAACTGCTTGGCTTCCCATGTGTTTTCTCCTGTCTGATAACTGATGACAAGACCGCTTTTGCGATAGTCGATACCTGTTGCATTAGACTTCGCGACAAGTGCGTTGATAGCGTATTCAAGCGTGTAATATGCTGCTGCCGTACACGGTCCACAAAGCGCATCAATGATGATGAAACTTTCGTCACCGGCAGACATACCGGCATTGTCAAGCCAGTTGCCTGTGTTCTTGAAGTTCGCTTCGCTGCTGTCTGCACCGATGTACTGATACGTCTTCCACGACTTGTCTGCGATAGCAAATGTTATCTGCATACCAACATTTCGGAAGCCTTTGTCATAAGCAACTTCAATCGCTGTTTCAAGGTTGTAGTAACCCATTTGCAGCGGCACATCATTAGTCACGTTGAAACAGTTGCCGACAGATGCTGAGCCACCGAACTTACGCCATCTTGATGTATCCAAGAACGTGTCGAATTGTGGCGGTTGCATACCGGGTCTTAGATAGAAAACATACTGCCACGACTCCCACCCCTGTTCTCCGGGGAAAGTAACGACAAGTCCGGGTTGTTTGAATAATGCGCTGTCCTTGTGTGCCGACAACGCACCGATAACAGTTGCAAGCGTAGTCGAAGAAGTCAAAGACAGAAGTTCTTTCGCGTTGATAAACATACGCGGTCTGATGATGTCATCAAGTTCTGTTCTGTTAGTTTCGACTGCTGACTTCGCTTCACCGGCTGTTTTGTTGGCTTCATTTGCTTTGGAACGTGCGTCATCTGCGTTTCTGTTCGCTTGTTCCGCGATACTATTTGCCGAGTCTGCCTTTTCACTTGCAGTATTCGCTGTTGACAACGCCGTTGAAGCATTGCTTGCGGCTGTCTGTGCAAGCGTCTTCGCTTCACCGGCTGTCTTGTTGGCTGCCTGTGCGGTCTTCAGCGCGTCTTGTGTCGGCTTTTGAAGACCGTTCAGCAAGTCACCGATTGGAATTTTCACGCCCTCATTCTGTGCATTGACTCCAAGCGTGTAAAGCCCGTCAGTCGATGTCGAGGTAGGCAATTCCGTTATTCGTTTTCTGAGGTCTGCCATGTGTTAATTTTTAATCGTTAAGAAATATCTTTGCTTGGTCATTGCCGTTATCCACGATGACATATTCACCACTCTGATGCACAAGAAGCGATATGCCGCGCATAGGTCTGATGCGCAACAGTGTCGGTTCGCCGTTCTGAAGCACTTCGACAAGTGCGAAGTCTTCATGCGCGAGAAGCATATATTGTCCGACAGGTCTGTAATTAACGAATGTCAGAACGATGCTGAACTCACACCATACTTTGCCGCTTCGTAATATATCAAACTTCGTCACGCTCATGCTCTTGTAATAGCAATCATATTCATTTCCAAGTGCCGAGTAATAGAAGTTGCGCGTTTCCGGCTGAAGAACGACAGCGAACAATCCATTGTATCGCGCCCAAAATTCATCAATGTCAGGAGCATCAATCAGCAACTTCAACGTCACGTCTTTCGACTTGAAGTTTACTGCCGATGCGTCATAAAAGACACCTGATGTGTCTTTCGTTGATATTTTCAGGTTGTCTTTCGTGTTCGCTGCTTTGCGTATGCTGTCAGATGAACCATTCAGAACGTATGCGCCAAACTGACTTATGTCGATGCCGTCAACTTCAAAGCCTACTTGTCTGATGCCTGTCTTATCAAGTGGCTTGTGTGAGCCTGTTGGAATTACAGGGAAGTCATCAGAAAAGGTAAGTGTCATCTTGCCAAGTTTGATGAAAGATGAAAATGCGCCGTTTTGCGTCATTCGTAAACGGTAAGTCTTCTTGATTTCGCGAAATTCAAATGTGTGATACGCACCGATTGATAGTTCATCAAACAAGTCTTCTGCATATCGAATGTTCGTGATACAGAACTGTATCTGAAGTGTGCGCGTGTCAAGTTTCGGGTCAATCAAGTCAACTTCAACACCGTCTTCTTCCGGCCAATCGGTTGCATCGACCTTTTTGAAAGCGGCAAACTGAATTAGTTGCTTGAAGCCGCGCTGTTCAACGAATACGCCGTATTCAAGAAACGCATCATGTCCGTCTATGAATAACTTATTTTTCATCTTACAAAAGCATGGTCTTTGACGATTTTATGAACCGTTGAACGTCTGTCTGCGTCCACTTTAACAACGCTGTAACCGGCTGCATCAATCGTTACAGTTGCACCATGAAGCGCACAGACGTTGTTTGCTCGCGTTTGGCTGTACTTCACTGTTGCAGTAGTGTTTCCTACAAGCAAGACGCGCTGCACTTCTTCAAGAGAGATTTCTCCAGCGTCAATGAATACACCAAGACGCTGCGTGTCATACTTCTTGAACTGTCTAAAAATTGACAGTGTAGGGAAGTTGAAACTTGTGATAAATTCAATGCCCTGCGGTGTAAAAAGAAGTTCGACAAGTTCTTCAAGCGTTTCATCGCCGTGAAACATAGTACAAACGCGCAACTTCTGTGCTGCGTCCACGTGTCCGGCTCTGATGCACAACTGCGCTGCACGTGCCTTTGCTTTGCGCCATTCGGTGCGTATCGGTGTAAGATTTTCCATATTGCGGTGATTATGATTTCAATTTTATACCTTTTGTCGTAATTTCTTCGACCGCATCTTTGACCCGCTTGACTTCTTCTTTCACATTATCAAGCGTTTCGGCAGTCTTTGCTGTGTTGTCTTCGATGCCTGAAAGTTTTTCAAGTATCTGATTTCCTGTTGCGTTCAGTTCTGTTACACCCTGCACAAGCGTATATGTATGCGACTGTATCGTTGTTAGACGTGCGTTGTTTTCGTCAACGCTGTCTTGCGATGCTGTTGCGATACCTCGTTCTGATGCTTGGCGTTCTTCGTCACCGATGAAATACTTCTTGATTTCATCGGGTAGTTCGTCCATTATCGTTTTGAATGATGAACCGACTGCGTTCAAGTCGTTGCTAAAATCATCCATAGAACCTATAACGCTGTCAATGCCTCTGAAGCGTCCGTCTGTGCCGAACCAACGCTGTTTATACTTGTCGAAGATTTGCCCGATAGGTTCTTCAAGGAACTTCTGTATCATCATGCGGCGCAAAATGTCAGACACAATTTCGTTGACCTTGTTGCGCCATGCTTCCATTGCGTCTTCACCTGACTTCACTGCTTCAAAGAAAGCGTCACCAAGTTGCTTCGCGATACCTTCGGCAGACTCGCCGATGATGTCTTCAAGCATATCGTTGATGAGCGTAGCCATTTCTTCAGCAAGTTCAGCAAGTTTGTTCTTGTAGTCTTGAACCTTTCCACTGTCAGTATGCTTCTTGCTTTCTTCTTCGTTTAACTGTTTCTGAACGAGCAACTGTTGTTCAGCAAGGTTTTCAAGTTGCTTTCGGCTTTCATCGTAACGCTTCGAGCCAAGTGCCTTGTCTGCCATGTACCCGGCGGCAGCCCAATAGTCTGCAATCTTTTCAACTGTCTTCGCATAGATTTCTGTCTGATAGACACAACCGGCAATCCACTTCTGCCATGATGTTGCATTTTGCATTACGCCGTGAAGTTTCAGAACTTCTTGCCTTGCTTCAGCATAGATTTTCTTTACCTGTTCAAGCGCATTGCCGACATTCTTCTGAAGACGCACTGCATCTTGATTGTCAAGTTCCCATTGCAGTTGGTCGATGCGTTCTTGCAGACGCTCGATTTCCTTTTCTTTCTTGTCATCGTTGTTGAAAAGGTTCGCGATTGCGGTTGCTATTCGTAACGCTGCACTGATGACAGTAAGAATGACAGACGCTTTTTCAACGGTGCTGATTGATGTCGCTGTTGCCTGTGCTGTTGACTCTGTGGCTTTACCCATTTCGTCAACAGTTTCGGTCATTCCCTTACCGACAGATTTGCCAACGTCACCGATTGAAGAAATAACGTCAGTCGTTGCGTCAAGAACTTCGTCAATACAGTCAAGAGCCTTTTCCATACCGTCTGCAATATCATCGCTAAAGACACGTGCAAGATTTGTCGCTTTCTTGCCTACATCGGTAGCGACTTTTCCGGCAGTGTTCAGATTTGTTGCAAATGTCTTGTATGACTTTGTGACCTGATTGCGTGCCGTAAGTGTGCGCTGTTCTGCCTTTGAGTTCTTTTCCTGCGCATTTGCAAGCGTTGTGGTTGATTTTGCAAGACGGCTATTCGCTTCTGTCAGTTCATTACAGTCTTGTGCAAGTTCACCATTGTCTATGCGTTCAATGACTGCGTTCTTCGCTTCAAGTGCTTCACGATATTCGGCATCTGCTGCCGTCAGTTCACGCTGTGCTGCGGCAAGTTCTGCAAGAGCATTGACAAGTTCTGTCTTTGCGTCACCGATGTCTGTTAAAGACTTGTGCATCGCGGTGAATGGGTTGCGCGATGCGATTTCATCTTCCATTTTTTCAATGGCTTCTTGAAATATCTTGATTTGTTCAACAGACATATTTCTTCCCTCTTGGGCGAAGTATGCACGCACTTTGTCAAGCGTGAACTGAAGCGACTGAAGTGATTGCTCTCCGAGGTTACCGAACACAACATCCCAGTTGATAGTCTTCTGAAAGTCTTCCGTTTTCAACTTTGAAAATTCTTCTTCCATTTGCTTCAACGCTTCCGGCAAGAAGTCCGGGAATGCCGAACTGATAAAATCGATTTTCTTCTGCCATTCAATCGAGAGTTGGTCAAACTTCTGATTGTATGTGCCGAAGTCGTTGACAAGCTGCTTGAAATACTTGTCGCGTATGTCTGCAAGACCTTTCTGAAGCGCGTTGTCGATGTCAAGAAGCCCCTGCGAATAGTTATCTGCGATTTGAGGGTCTTTCAGAAGTTCATTCGCCCAATCTGTCAGGCTTCGTTTGCCTTGTTCTGATGCGTCCCAACCGGTCTCAGTAGCACCTTTCTGTGTCAGATAATATGCTTTCGAGTTGTCACGTAATGCTGTTGCAAGTTGCATCAGCTGCTGCTGCCAAGCCGTCTTTCTGTCATTCATCTGCTTGTACATCACGTTGATTTCCTTATAATAGCCTTCTTCCATACTGTCAATAGCCGCTTGCGATATGGCTGCATTGGTGTCTTTGATGTATTGCGTGACTGCTTTCTGATATTCAGCAAGAAGTTTCTTTTGTTCTGATGCTGCTTTCTTTGGGTCGAAAGTATCTCCCGACTTGCCGCTTCCTGACACTTTCTTTGCTCTCGGGTCAATGTGAACAACATCGAAGTGATTTGCTTTCTGATATGCTTCAAGGTCGGCACGCTGTGCGTCCATTGCTTCTTTCCAATAATCCGCTTCTTTCTGCGCTTCATCTTTCATGTTGGCGCGGCGTTCTTCATTGCTGTCACCGAACCAACGTGCCGGATTGTACCAACCACGGTCAAATTCGCCGTTTTCAGCCTTGTGTGCGACTTCAAGAGCTTCGACATAGGCTTCAACATACTTATTCAGCAAACCTTGCTGAACCGCTTTCATGCGTAGCATTTCACAGTATGCCGGGCCGCGTTCTTCAAGAACACGTTCCCACTGTTCAAGACTGTCATAATAGCCGAGTGCTTCGCCGTATTTTGCGTTCAGTTCGTCAACTTTCTTTTTTTCCTGTTCCTTTGTACCGTGAAAAGTCTTGCACGCCCTGATGTTGTCTTCAAGAGCGATTTTTTCTTTGATGTATGTTTCGGCCGCTTCTTCATTGATTTTCTGCAAGTCCTGCGTGCGCTTTGTCGCTTCGTCTTCTGCTGAAAACAAGTTGACTACCATTGCGACAAGTTCACCGACAAGCACGACAAGTGCGCCTATACCAGTTGATATAAGCGCAATCTTCAGCAACTTTGTCGCTGCTGTCAGTGTCTTTGTTGCAACAGTAGCACCGACCATTGAGCCTGTATGTGCATTGGTAGATGCTGTTGCAGCCTTTTCTGATGTCGCTTTCTGTGTCTGTGATGCGGCGTTACTCTTAGTAGCACTTGTGTTCGCAATCGTAGCGTCAGTGTCGGCTATTTCAGCCGCTTCTGATGCTTCTTTCTGCACAGTTTCCTCCTGTGTCTTCTGAATGTTTTCTGCGATTTCCGCATTTTCATCAGATATGACTTCAGCCGCTTCTTCTGTATGCTTGTTGAACAACTTCTTGACAGCGTTAAGTGTGACAAGTGAAAACGTACTGTCTTTGTTCAGAACTTGCTGAACCTGTTGCAGTCCCATAGTGATAGCCATGAGCGACTGCACTTTCAGCATGATTTCGTTCAACTTTTCATTTTCTGTACCGAACAAGCCGACCGCGCCCTGTGCAACACTGAAAGCACCCGACAGACCTGACAGACCTTGAATGACACCGGCAATCTGATTTTCATCGTTTGCGAAGACATTACCTGCTGTCTGAATATCACCACGAATATCGCGCAAACGACCGAGTTCTTCAATGATTTCACGATAGCGACCTTTCGTTTGGTCAAGCGTGCGACCTTCGTCTTGTGCCGTCTTCACCATTAAAGCCGCTTCTGCTTCAAGTTCTCTGATTTGTTTCTTCAGCGATTGTGCTGCGCTGCCGTTCTGCGACTTCGCCTTTGCAGATGCAATCAGCGACTTAGTTTCCTTTTCAAGTGCCTTTTCTTCTTCCTTGGCCGCCGCGATTGCTTGCTTGCGTGTCTTGATAACTTCAAGTATGGCTTTCGATTGCTTGCGTGCTTCCTGTGCTTCAGTGCGAAGATGTTCAACGGGCGAATTGGTAAATTTGTTAGCGGTTTCAACTGCTTCGCTGTACATTCTGTTCAGTTCGCCGATTGCAGTCTGATTTTCACGAATGACACCGGCAATCTGCGCGAAAGCCTGACCGATGCCCTCTTCCATTTCTGAAACGCTGCTGATGTTCTGAAGAAAATCAATCTTCACTTCGGGAATGTTAGTCAGCAAGTCGTTTATCTTCTGACTTTCGCTTGCAATTTCAGAAGATGCTTCAGATGCACTTGAAACCATGTGGTCAAGCGCACCGTCATAGGCTGATGTGTCAATCGCCGCAATATACTGTAAATCGCCGTTTTCGCTCATTGTTAGATTTCTGTTACATCAATTTCGTCTTCAAAGTCTTCAAAATTGTTCGGGTTGTTCGCGTCAAGACTGTCATCGTACAATGGCGCGTCTGACTTGTCTTCAGCATCGCCTGGCATAGGAACTGCGCGTGAATATAGAAGCGCGTTTGTGAAACTGATTTCGTGAAGTGCGTAGTCAGGTGTCACGCCGAATGTCTTAGCAATGCCGAGAACTGTTGCCCAAATACTATCATTTAGTCTTTCACCACTTCCGCTTTTGTCGGCTTCAGTATGTTTGCTTCGTTTAGGGAAGTGGTAATTGCGAAAAAAGTCATTATCTCATTATCGCGAAGACGTTTGATAATGACTTCAAACAACACAGATGGTCGCACGTTATCAAGTATCTTCTGTGCGAGTTCTGCGCGTAGGTCAACGGTCTGCTTAATTCGATGCTTGCGCTTGATAAGGCCGAAAAGACGCTTCATAACAACGATTTCACGTTCTTCTGTCTGCTTCTTGGAACCGAGTATCAGAACTGCGGCAAGTTCAGCAAGTTTTGCAAAGTCTTTCGCTTTGAACAAAGCCATGAAGATGCGCTGTTCATCTTTTACATCGTCTATCTTTGGAAAAAACGACACGATTTCAGATGCAAGGATGAGCGTGCCAATCGTAGGCGGCGCAATGTTATATGTCACGCCCTCAATTTCAAGCGTGCTGACAGTGCGTTCCAAGATTGTTGCAGCAACGCGACTTTCGATTGTTGTATATTCTGTTGCCATTGTGATAATGATTATCAGTTAGTGCGTCATTCAGAATTGAACTGAAGTCCCGACATACACGCTTCACCGCTCGCGTGCGCACATCGTGCATGACCAACTATGCTGTGACGCAAAGCGAGTTTATCCTACCAACTCGAAAGGGTGTCTTTCCACACGTCTGATGTCTTTATGCACCGGCTGCGATGTCTTTGACAAACTTCGGGTCTGCCCAATCATCTTTCTTCACCTTAAACTTCTTGTAGTATGAACCACTTTCAGTTTCTTGAATAGTGAATGTTAGGTCAACAAACTGACCTTCTTCTTCAGAAGAGCCGGGTCTGAATTTGACATGACAACGAGGTGCTTTGATACCTGATGCACCGATGTTCTTCGGCGTGACCTTGACGGAAAATTCACCCTGTACGATGTTTGTCTTCACGTTAAGTTCGTTACCGTCAGCCGATACTTCTGCGCCTGTGAAGAAGCCTTCTGTGTCGAAGTCCATTTCTTTGACGCGTGTCGTGATAGTAGCGACAGGTTCACCTTCTTCCATTGCGACAAGTTTGCCGCCAGATGCTTTCGCTTCAAGGCTTTCGCCGTCAGCGGTGGCAAGCGAGGTCGATTTGTCGTTGATAGTTCCAACACTGTAAAGGTCGGTTGCCATCGCATCGCCCTCGCCAGTCTTGCCGACTTCAACACGACATTCAGACCACGACATAATAATCTTTAATCTTTTTGCCATGATTGTAATGTTTTATGAAATTCGTTGAAATTTTAGCTTTGCAACAATCAGATGCTGTTCAATGTCCTGGTTCATCGTAGAATACGGCGTGCCGTCAGACGTTATCCAATAGTCGGTATCGTCACACGTATCTATGAAGTCACGTATCAATTCTTGCAGCACTCCGATACGGTTCTTGTCAGCCACTTTGCGCCCGTCTGCGAAGTTGATGTCAGGAACGTACAGATTGAGAATGACCGTGCCGCGCTGTATCTGTTCATCTGTACCGGCGAGAAACTTTACAATCAAGTCTTCGTCAATAGCATTAGCCGGACGCATTTCACTGCGATAGACGGTGCCGCGAATTTCCGCGCCAAGCCTACTGCTCTTGATGAGCTGATAGAAGTCGCGCTCAATCTGTATTTCTGTCTTCTTCATACGCTTTTAAGCATTTTGCCAAGAAGTTTGTCAATCAATCTTTGTGCTTCAAGTTCTGCGTCAATCAGAACGTGCTTGTGACGCACGTTTTCAACGAAAGCCGCGTATTCCATACCGGCGCAAAGTATCAGTACCACACCGTATGGATATTCAGTTTTCAACTTGTCAAGAAGTTCATTGCCTGCTGCAACTCCGGCACTGCCGTCACCTGACTTTCCGCTTTTCTGAACCGGTGCGCCGTACTGCTTCACTGTTCCGTTTGACAGTACGATGTAACCGATAGAACTGCGAAGATTACCGGTGATGTCGTTGTAGTCACCTGTTTCACGTGCAATCTTGATGCACGTTTCGCCGATGTAGCACATATTCTTGACAAGCAAGTCTATGAGTTTGCCGCGCCCAAGTTCTAATTTGTCGCGTAACTTCTTAACATCGGTGCGTGAAACGATAACACCTTTGTATTTGCCGTGAAATTTGACTGACTGTGCCATGCTTCAGACCATGATTTGAAACCGTCCTTGTGTCACAAGCGGCTCACTACATATCACGCGATATTCACCAAGAGCTTCTGCTCCACGCATCAGTTTGATACGCTTGATGCCGATAAAATTCTGCTTCGCATCTTCTTCAAGAAGAATGATGAAAGATGCCATTCTGAACTCACCGTCTTCATACGCACCTTTGCGATTATCAGAATTTGTTTTGATGCTGCAATCAATCGCATTGCTCCACGTTTCAGTGGGTGCGATAGGTTCGCCGTTGTCATCAACACCGCCTGGCGAAAGTACCTGATATTGTAGTGTGCCGTTAGTTCTCATTTACCACATATTTGTTGCGTCTGATATTGTCCGTTTGTCTTCACTGAGTTCTTCATCAGCATCGAGACCGTAGATGTTACACCAATAATTGAGCGACTTTTCAACCGTATCTTGCATGACCGATGTCGAAACAGAGCCTTCAGACCTTGATGCTTCTACATAGCCACGTACAAGAGGAACTGCACAGCGAAAGATTTTCGGGTCTTTCGGCTGTGCTGCTGCATCTGCGTCAACACCATCGTTGAACAACGCAAAGCGTAGCACTGCGCTGTCAGGATAGAATGTGTTCGCGATTGCGGTGCATAGTTTGCTCAATGCTTCGATGTTCGTCACGATTTCTTCGTTTTAAGAGTGTAGATGCCGTTGATTTCAGTGATGACAGGGAGCGAAATGCTTTCTGCTTTGGTAAATTCGACGCCATTGCTTCCCTGTGTTTCGCCAACGCCCCACTGCGACACGCGAACTCGTCCCTGATTACTGTATGCAACACCGGGTTCGGGTTTGATTTCATTGTTCGAGTAGGCAGTCTTGATGACACCAAGTTTACCGGCCGGAACAAAGACCATGTTTTCTTTCACCCACGGTGTGTAGGTGCTTACCTGTGTGCCGTTGATAATGCGTACCTGTCTGCGGATAGGCTCGAATACAGGGAAGCCGTTAGACTGCATCCATTCGTTCAAGTCACGCTGAAGCAAGATACTTGAAGACTTGTCGCTGCCGAAAATCATCTTCTTCATCTGCTTGCTGCGGCAGATGTATGAAATGAGTGCCGGTGCGCACAGAACCTTGTCAAGTACGACCTTGTCTTGTGCTGCGTCAAGAATTGCCTGAATGTCCTCGAAACAGTCAACTGTTTCAAGATTTTCCTGTGTCCAGTCTTTCGTGACAGTCGCGATGTTTTCACCCGGCTGCTTGTAGTCGATTGTGCCTCGCACACCGCCTTCAGGGTTGGTAGTTTCATCGAAAGTGAAGACACCGCCATTTGAAAGCGCACGCAAGAAAATCATGTCGAGTTTGCCATGAACTGCACCTACAACAGTCATAACGTCACCCCACATCAGTTTGATGAGTTGCTGTTTCTTTGCTGCGTCAGGAATTGACTTGCTGTCAAGAAGTGCGAGGATTTTACGATACGTCTGAATGGTCATCGGCAGTGTCAGTGCATGATTTACCATGCGTTCACGCATTGTCTGAAGACCTTCCGAGCCGATGATAGACTCTTTCGCATCTTCACCAATAGTCGGTGCGGCAATCGTGATATTATACTTACCCATGATTTCCTCGAAGTCGAGACTGATTGTAGGCAAGTCCCAATCAAGGAAGCGGTCATAAAGCACAGTGTCGAAAAGACGCTTGTGTGCTTCAGAAGCCGCGTCAAAGCGAATTTGCACGTTGCGTGTCAGTTCGCCATAGATAGAGCTGAAGAATACTTCGTCCATTGTTGTGATGCTTTACTGTTTGATGAAAATGATGTTTGGGTTGTCTTTCAGTGCAACGCCCTGAAGCCATTCGGGAAGAATGGGGAACAAAAGCGATGGGAACAATACGACAGCTTCAAATGCTGCGTCAAGTGTCGGGAGACCCTTGCCGTCAAACTGCTTATCCGCACCGACAACCATGTTCGGAACACAAGCCGCTTCGACTTTTGCATTTTCGCCATCGCCGACAGTTTTTCCCTCGATAAGTACGTCATCTTTCTTGATGCCGGTGATACCTTTTGAAAGTGTAAGAACGTCATACGCGGTGTTCGTGCGGTCAACATCGTTGACAGTGACAAGTTCGGGTGCTGCGTCACCGTGTTTGAATACGTTGTCACCCTTTGTGAAGTAGTGACCTTTCGGCACGCGTACTTTCGTTGTCGTGCCTCCGTCAAGCACAGACGCAACCTTTGCCACGGTCGCGCTCATGTCATCGAAGTTGACAAAGACAGGTGTCGCACGGCGAACGACAGCGCCGACTGCAAACTCTTGTGTAGGCTTGAAACCGCCGGGCAGCATCTTACATTCGCCACGCCAAATTTCGGGGAATCGTCCACCGAAAGACTGCTTTTCAAATGTGATAGCCATTTCTGTGATTTGTTGTTTTGTGAAACTTCAGGTCTGTCTGTTAGTCGGGAAGACCGGCTGCCCACGACTTCGCATCTTCTTTTGCTTGTGTGAGGTCAATCTTACCGGCTTCATGCGCCTGACCCTTGGGCATGAGAGAATTGTTGACAAGGTCTTGTTTGATACTCGCAAGTTCAGCATCAACGTCTGCATCATCTGCGATGTGAAGACGCTTCACTAAAAATTCTGGAATACCGAGTTTTTTTGCCTTGTCGGCGATTGTGGTTGCCCTTTCGGTTGCTGCCTTTTCTGCTTTCAGGTCGCTGTTCTCCCTTTCAAGAACCGCAATGCGTGCATCGTTGCTCTGCTGATAGGTTTTGAACCAAGCGGGCATATCTTTGTCGCTTTCGCCCTCTCCGTTGCCCTCTTCGTCCTCGTTTTCAGATGACTTTTCAGATTGCTTGGCAGATGACTTCTTTGTTTTACGTGTGATTTCTCCCTGCATAGTTTTTGCGAAGGGAACAAGTTTGTCCGCTTGTGCGGCGATTTCTTCATCAGTGCTGTCTTCTTTCAGGTTGGCAGCACCGAGTTCAGCAAGTTCTTCAAGTGCTTTCTTTGTAAGACCGAAGTCTTTGCACTTGGCTTTGAGTTGTTCTAAAAGTTTTGTTTTCATTGCAATGATATGTTTATTAAACAGTAGTCCTTGCGCAAAGGTACTCATTATTTCGGAAATAGTGGCTATCAAACACCAAAAATATGAAATATTTTATATGTCATAATTAACTGCACCACAAACATTACCGCGTTTTATAAGCGTTTTAATGGAATTTATTTGCCATTTTTTTGCTAAAAAAGTTGCCTATTCGGGAAATAGGCTATATCTTTGCATCGCAAATCAGATGTTTAACAAGCACTATAAAGAAAATACAGCGCAATGAAAGCAACAGAAATTATCATCGGTACACGTTACGATTTGTCAGGTGACATCGTAAATGGTCGTAATTCAGACGGCACGCAAAGACTGTCACATGAGCACGTAGTCAGAAAGGTTGTCAGTGTGACTTCTACACGCATCAACTGTGAATGTGGTCGTTCTTTTGTCATCAACGACAATCTGAAAATTGAAAAAGTCAATTTCTAAATCAACAACGCAATGAAACCTGAATATATCGCTGAAGCAATCAACATCATCAGCAAAAGCAACTCAATCAAAGTGTCGTTCAACGTGCCTGTCAAAGACAACTATTCGCACACATACGCGATACTTATTCACGAAAGCAACGCATCTGTCATCAACAAACTCGTGTCAGCCGGTTTTTCACTTTCAATGACAGCGAAAGGTCTGTCAGTCGATAAATTCTGAATGTATAACAATTAAAATATCAACGCAATGGTTACAGAAACAACTCTCGAAAACAAACTGTTTGACTTTGACAAAGCCAAGGTTCAGACCCTCACGCTCGACCAACTTGAGCGCACACACAAAGAAAACGATGTTTACGGCAATCCGCTTCGTGGCATCTATCACTTCCAACTGCTTCAGACACTCATCAACGAGTGCAACACACTTGGCTACAATGTAGAAGTGTATGACTTGTTCGCTGCACAGAACAAAGACAGAAACACACCCGGTGTCGTGTTGCTTCCACAAGTTGAAGCACAGTACGGTCAGCGTGCAGTTGAAGCTCACATACTTCGCCGCGTCTTCGCTAACATTCGCATCACAGACTTCGATGATGAAGAAAAAACGACAAACCTTGCAGTCGCATTTCATCAGAAAGGTGTGCAAGTCGGCTTCGGGAACATGGTTAAGATATGCCACAATCAGACCATGCTGTGCGCTGACAAGTACATCGCGACATATAGCGAGAAAGGCAACGGTCGCGGTGAAACAGTCACAATCCCACAAGTCATAGACGTTGTGAAGTCTTGGCTTTTAGATGCACGTCACATCATCGTCACCGAACGTGAAAAGATTGAGCGCATGAAGTCAATCGAAGTCGGCGTGCAACAGATGCTTCTCATCATCGGAATGCTTACCGCTATCCGTGTAAAGTGCGACACAAGCATCACATCTATCAAGGAACATCGTGTCTATCCCCTCAATCAAGCACAGATTTCACGCTTCACAGAAAGTCTTATGGTGAAGTCACAAGAACTTGGCGGCAGCATCAGCGCATGGGACTTGTACAACGCTGCAACAGACCTGTACAAAGCGGACAGCATGGATATACCGGTACTGATGCCACAGAACCGCGCAATGGTACGCTTCCTTGACGAACAATTCAATCTGAATATATAAATCATCGCACGCCTGTCAACGCGGCAGGCGTGCTTAAATCAACTGCACAATGAAAGAAAACTTTATCATAAAGCCGGACGGTTCAAAGCACACCATCACGCCAAAGAACGGGAAGAAGTTTGAACTTGAAGAGCTGCAAGAACTTGTCGGCGGTTACATCGAAGTCATCAGACTTAACGACAAGCACAATCAGTGCATGATTGTCAACGAAATGGGTAAGTTATATAACTTGGAACACAATGCAGAAGCGTCTGTCATCGCTCACAGCATGAAAGCAATCTTTGACAGTGACTTCATCGTTGGCGATGCTGTCATCATCAATTCTGAACAATTAGACTGATACAGATATGAGAGTACACGGAATTGACAAAGCAATCGTGAAGAAGACAGGTGAAGTCGTTAACCTATCTCGTTGGCGCATCAAAGACGAAAGCACTGATGAAATAAGTTATGAAACAATCGAAGACTGCACTGAATACTCCGCAAAAGAACTTGACAGACTTGCAAGTTATGAGGGTTCTTTGTGGGTCTTCATTCTCAAATACTTGCCTGATTACTATTCAAATGATAATGTTGCGTTGAGCGATGACATAGAATGTGCGCTTACAGGCGAAGCCGATAGCGACAAACTTCAGCGTTTGAAAGACAATCTCGGTTCTGATGCTTTTGATTGGCTTCGAGAACAGATACGCATCGACACAGAACTGTTTGAAGAAGCGACACGCAACTATTGGGAAAAGAAGTACAAGACTACATTGTAGCGTTCCCTCGCGATTTTGGCGTGTTCACGTGATAAATATTTCATTTCTTGAAAGTAAACGCACCAAATCGCGGGATTTTCCGTAACTTTGCATTATTAAATTCAACGCAATATGGCTACACAAAAAATCGTTCATCTACACATGAAGATACCGATTGACGGCGAATGTGATTTCTATCTTGGAAGCATCAAAGCAATCTTCGACCACGTTTCTGAAGATGCTGTTGGCATCAAGTATAAATCACTGACAAATGCGCTGCGCGGTCGTGACTTCTATGAAAACAAACACTGCACCGTGCGCATCAGTTCTCTTTTAACAAAATCACAATCTAACAAAAGACAATCCACATGACAGGTGCAATTATAGGCGATATTGTCGGGTCGCATTTCGAGTTCAACAACACCGACAGAAAAGATTTCGAGTTGTTCACAAAAGACTGTGACTTCACTGATGACACAATCTGCACGATTGCTGTTGCAGATGCAATTCTGAAAGACGTGTCGTTCAAAGATAGCCTTCTGTATTGGTGTCACAAGTACCCAAACCCAATGGGAGCATACGGCGGTTCATTCAACGCTTGGCTTCATTCTTCGACACATGAACCTTACAACAGTTTCGGCAATGGTTCTGCGATGCGCGTATCACCTTGTGCGTTTGTAGCGCGTTCTGATGCTGAAGCGATACGTCTTGCGTATGACAGTGCTGCTTGCACGCACAATCATGCTGAAGGTGTCATCGGTGCCGTTGTGACTGTTCGCGTCATTCGAGAAATTCAGCATTGTGTCATGTGTCATAATGAAGTAATGGCAAAGAACCATGCCGCAAGCATCATCGTGACATATTACGGCGAAGATTGGTACAATCATCTACCTGTACGCGGTTTCTTCGATGTGACGTGTCAAGGCTGTGTTCCTCTTGCTGTTTCTATCATCATGGAAAGCAATAGTTTTGAAGATGCAATACGCAACGCGGTTGCATACGGCGGTGACAGCGACACACTTGCTGCGATTGTCGGTTCAATGGCTGAAGCGTTGTGGGGCGTTCCTAAAGAACTGAAAGAACAAGCGTTCAGATACTTGCCTGATGAATTGAAACAAGTCATAAATCAATTTTACTCAACGATGATTTAGTCTGCAAATAAAAAAATGGCACAGAATTTAGAAAACATAAAAGTTGGTGATACTGTTATCTTTTCGTCAGGTGATTGGTATAATTCAGTAGTGATTGACAAGGTTACAAAAGTAACACCGAAACAATTTGAAGTTGGCACATATCGCTTTTGGAAGAAAGACGGTTCTATGGTTGGTGACGCTTATAGAAGTTGCAGACTTGCCACTGAAGAAGATATTGAAAACCGTGAAAAGGAACGTCATCGCATTTCTTTACGCAATACGATTTCCCAATTCTTCAAGTATTTTGAAAAGGTCAATTCTCTGACTACTGAAGACATGGAAGACATTATAAACATTATCAAGAAATATGAAAAATGATAATCTACTGAAGTTCTGTCGGTACTATCACGGCGAAAAGAACTGTCAAAGCACAGATACAGACATTCAGACTTTGTTCAACATTGAAAAAATGTGGGTCGATAGAATGTGCGCTGAAGACAGTAACTTTGACACATTGCTTGACGAATATATCACGTTCGGTTTGACTTCATTTTGCGAAACAGATGATGTGCCAGTTACATTGAAAGCACTTCTGTTTAATCGTTTCACACAGTACAACGACCGTGTTGATGTTGATGCGTTCAAGAAATGGTACAAGAAGCATTATGATTGAAGAACTGCTTTCGTGAACCAATTATTTTACAAAAGAAAGCTGCATCGTTCATTGCGACACAGCTTTCTTTTTTTCACTTGAACTTACAATAAAATCCACCTGAACCAACTTCAAAACTTTCAATAGGTCGAGTATATTGCGACAACACTTCACAGTCTATATACCACTTACCTGCTGTAAATTCTGCTTTTGTAATACGAAAACGAGTTCCACGTTGCAGAATAATTTCATTTTCATGCGTTGTTATTGGCTTCGATGCACCGTTCCAAGACTTACCAGGCGTGTATGTTCCGTTGTCGTGCTTCCCGCCAAATTCTGAAAACGGTTCTGCATATATCAATCGTGTTTGCTTCGGACAGTATATATTCAGAATAACAGGCTTTGAACCGAAATAAGTGCTTTTGTTGTTTCCACAGGACATGAAACTTTCATCGACACCGATACGACCGACAAGTGCTGACGGTTTACTTTCATAGGCTGATAGGTCAGGAATACCCCAACGATATTCAGCACACCAAGCACCTTCATCGCGTTTTATCCAAATGTCATGCGTACAATAGCATCGTGATATGATATTTGTCATTTGTTCAACATCTTTTTCACTTTCGTCTTTTCGCGATGTATAGTAATGATAATATCCTTTAATAGCTCGAAGCGGTTCTGTAATGTAAGAACTTCCGGCTGTGTACTGATGCAATGCTTTCTTTTCTTCTGTTGAAGCTGCAAGCCATTGCGCTTTTGTATTCGTTTCATCGAAGTAGAAGTCATTTGCATCATCATCGTTCTTGAACCATTTCGCCGCATCTTTACGTTCTTGCGTGCGTGTATCATCGTCAAAGTCTATCTGATTGAGGTTTGTAACACCTTTGCCTTTCTTTGCATCGCGGCGTGCCTGTGATGCTTCAAGTGCAGTCTTTTTCTTTTCTGCTTCACTAACATACATTTCTGCTTCCCACAAATTGTCACTTGTAAGATTTGTTTCAGCCTGACTTATCAGTGTTGCAAGTGTGGTCGCTTTAGTATGCGCTGCGAGATAAGTCTTCAGCACATTAAGTTTTGCAGTCAGTTCATTGACTTTCTGTTGATGTTTTATTTTTGCAAGTTCTTGCATATATGCCGACTGAGATACTTTCCATGTCGGATAAATGCTGTGTGGTTTCAGATATGTCGGGTCACATACATACTTTATTTCGTTTTCAAGTTTCTTGATTTGTTTATCAAGTGGCAAAGATGCAATCTGTGCAAGTTTGTTCTGTACAGCATCGTGTGCTGCCTGAAGTTCTGAAACCGTGAATTGGTCTGACCACTGCTTCGCGTTAGGTATGACAGAAGACATTGACTGAAGTTGCTTCTTGATAGCGACAATCTGCTGTGCAAGTGCGCGTGTCTGCGTGTTGATTGCAGACAGGTTGCCTGTCTTCAGTGCATCATTCAGCGAAGTGACAGCATCAGTGTCAACGGTGAAGTCTTTGTACTTCGATGTCACACCGATAACATTGTTCGCCGTCTGCTTGATTTGTTGTTGTTTCTTCGCCATTGCCTGTGCGAGCGCACGTGTTTCGGCATTGATGATTGCCGTGTCACCTGACTGCACCGCTGCTTCGAGTGCGACAGTATCAAGACCGAAGTCTGCAAAGCGCGTGGTCGCTGTTTTAAGTACGTTCTGCGCTGTCTTATTGATACGCTCGATGCGAAGACGTTCCGCTTCCGCTTTACGTTTTTCTTCAGCGATGCGTTCTTGACGTTCTTGCCACTTCAGACGTATCGCTTCTTCCTGTTCCGGTGTGCGGTTCGCGTGACGCTGTTCGGCAATTTCAAGCGGTGTCAACTGCTTCTTCGGGTTCAGAATGTCTTGCACTGCACTGAAGTTGTTGCGAACAAAGTATGGGTCAGAACCGAAGTCGTGTGAAGCAAGTATCTTTTCTTCGTTGTTGCGCACCCACTCTTTGAAGTTATCCGGGTACTGCGTGATGCGCTTGCCGCGTGGCTTGTATTCTTTACCTTCAAGCATCGCTTCATTCATCTTCAGTATTTCGTCTTCGTCCATAAGAATTGGCGTAACCATACAGAAGCATTGAGGATGCCAACCATCAAAGACAAAATCGGGTGGATAGTCACCGGCTAACTTGTCACAGATGTCTTTCTTTGGGTGATTGTGTGACAGCGACACACGCTGACCGAGAACAAAGTCCATTTGTTGCCAACGCTCATGGTCTGCACGTCTGTATGCGATGTTTGTTTCTGTGCGTGCGACACGCATAGCGTTCTGTGCTGATGACTTGTAATAACCGGGACCCGTCCAATCGTCCTGATAACTGTCTTTGTCGTAGTCGATGAAATGCACTTTACCGTCTTCTCCGATGACACGCTTTTTCCACTTGCGCTTCCATTCGCCGGTTTCTTGGTCTTTGTATCTGAAGCGGCGAAACATCAGGTCGGGGTCGTTCAGATACTTTCGCACGCTTCGTGACATAGAAGCTGCTGAAGTACCGTCACCGACAGCGACAGTGATAGCGACTTCCATTTCATCGCGCAACTGCCGGCACGACTTCCACACGCGCTGCGATAGGTTCAGACCCTTTTCACTGCGTGCGATGAAAGCCGCCATTGCTGCTTCGTTTCGCTGCGTCCACGCTGTAAATTCAGGTGTTTCAAGTGATTTCTTGCCGAAACACGACTGCACAAGTTTATCACATTCTGCGTTCGCTTGCGCCCATTCAAGTTTGATGCCTGACTGTATCGCCATTGTAGCAACGCTGTGAAGTTGTCGAAGAAGACGCTCGACTTCGCGCTGCTTCTTCATGCTTGCAGCATCAAACGAGAACATTTCACCCTCGTCAAGTTCCGGCATCGTTTTATTCAAAGCAAGTATTTCGTTCACGGTGGCCGCAAACAACGTGCGCACGCGCTCTGCATACGCTTCGGTGCGCTTGATGCGTGCAAGAACACCTTGTCTTTGGTCGTTGTCACTTTTCTTTGTCATAGGGTAGAATTATGAATTGTTCGTCATCGTCATCATCTTCTGTATCATCGTCATTGTCTTCGACAGGTGCATCAGATGCGTATGCTGTGAAGCCACACGGTCTGATTTTCTTTACTTCAGCACCTACATAGACACTGCGAAAGACAGGTACACCGAAAACGGTGATTGTTGTAACTTCACCGCGTTTTGTTTCTTTGGTATGTTTACAGATGACAGGCTTCATCATTCGTCAGACTTCTTTTTCTTCTTTTCATCTTTCTTTTCATCGCCGTCACCGTCTTCTTCATCATCTTCTTCGTCTTTGTTGCCGTCTGTGAATGACTGCGCACCGGCACCGGCTGCATCGCCGAAGATTGACATTTGCTGCTGTTGGCGTTCTTCCTGTTCTGCTTTCAGACGCTCCATTTCGCGTGTTACGTCTTTGACAAGCGGGTTCATTTCGACTGCTGTTTCAGTTGAAAGAATACCGGCATCGAGTGCCTGTGCAATGTCTTTCAGGTCATCAGAAACATCTTCGCCAAACGGTTCTTGAAATTCGTGACCGATACTTGCTTCTTCACATTGCGAGTGAAGCGACACATCAAGCACGTTGCCGATGATTGCCAGGACAAGCGATGCCGTGCGGTCAAGAAGTTCATCGTGCTTCTCTTTTCGCTTCGCTGCTTTAATGTCTGCAAGCATCATCACCGTGCGAAGTGCTTTTGCAGATAGTGTTGACAGCGACTTCAGTGTGTCAAGTGTAATGTGTGGTGTGAACGAATTTGTCAATATCTGATTTTGCAGCCATTCGATTTCGTCTTTCTTTGACTCCGGCGCACTGTCCCATGTGACATAGTGCATTGCTTCTGTTGTCTTCAGACCTGACTTCACATAAAGCGATTTGCCGATAGCATCTTTTTCAGGCAGGTTCTTGATTGCATCTGCATCGAAGACTGCAACCGGGTCCGCGAAGTAGTCGTTTGTGTCTGCTGTGCGTGATGCAATATGTTCTTCGCGCTCGATAAGGGCTTCAACGCCGTTCCATTCTTTTTCTTGCTGAAAATAGATGATTGGTATCTTACCTATGAAGTTCGTTTCTTCCTGCACGTCCCAACCGAGCGAACCATGCGTACAACGATAGATGACTTCGGGCGTGAAGATGTCAAAGTGTTCAACGACTTTATTCTGCTTCTCCTTGACACGATAGCCCCATGCAACGCTGATTAGATTTTCGTATTGGTCGAAACGTGTGTATATGTCATCGCCTTTACTTTTGGCAAGAACACGTATCTGCACATCAGGTTCGCCGGTCTTGTCATCCTTGAAGACACGGAACAACATCGCGCTTTCTGTTTCGCGTCCGGCAAGACGCTTGCACTCGCGTATCTTGCTATCAAAGCGCGTGCGCTTCAGCACGTCTTGAAACTTATCGAAGACAGCATCTGTGCCGTCTGACAGTTGCGACCACTTCACCGGTCTGCCATACATAAAGACAAGCGCGATTTCGTTGATATACTGCTGATAGGGAATTGGTAGCTTCGCGACCTTGACTTTCTTGCGCATATTGCCTTTCTTGTCTGTCAAGATTTTGTCTTCGCGTAGCATTACACTATGCGTCTGCGTGTTGTACTCTTTCAGTGCCGCGATTGCTTCTGCACCGTTCGTTGTCATCTGACTGCGCACTGCGTCAATGTCACCCATTGCAAGTAGTTCGTCAAATTCTTGCTTTCTGCCAAGAATTGAGTTCATCGAATTTCGTAAGATGTCGAATAATACCATTTTGATTTGATTTTTGAATGTTAGACGATATTGATGTTGTCATAATCTATGTCATCATCGTCTTCATAAAGGTCATTGATTGCATAGCCGAGTATATCGACAAATTCATCATGCGATGCTGCCGGAAAGGCGCACACCTGGTCAAGAAAGTCATCGTTCCAAGACCCTTCAACGATGAAGACACGCCCACACTCAATGCGCGGTGAGACAACACGCAATCTGACTTCCTTGTCATCAACAGGCACAGGCGTTTCAGTGACGTTCAGTGTAGATACTTCGCGGAGCATCTGCACGACACTGATGCCGTTTGCTTTCGGTTCGATGTGCAAGACAGACTCATTGTTGCCACAATGAGCGGCGATGTATTCGGGTAAGAAGCGCAAAAGGTCTGGCATTTCTTTCCACACGCTTTGCGCGTCATATAAGTATATGCTTTGATTGATGCGACACGCTGCAAGGACACCTGACGGGTCGTTGTCTCGCCCTTGCTTCTTCTTGTTGTATGCCGTATCAAGATAGAAGTGCATCGGTTCACGGAAGCGAAGTGCAGTAAATTCGGCAAGACTGATTTTGCGAAACCAATCACGCTTCACGATATTACCGCCCTCAATAGTCGGTCGTTGCTGATACAGCGCACTAAATTCACGCGGCGCACGCTTCTTCTGTTTCTGAAGTTTCTGAAGCGAATGTTTGTCCGGCCACAGCGCGTCACCGATATGCCGGGGACTGTTCAACGCGCCGTCATGCTCCTGTTCACAGATAGCCGGAATGACAACGACAGTCCATTCATCGGGTTCTGCTTTCAGCAATCGTCCTGCAAGGTCATCTTCGTGCCAGCGCGTCATAATGAATAACTGACGGCTGTCATTATGAAGACGTGTCGAAAGAACCGTGTTGTACCAATTCCACACACGTTCACGGTATGTCGCACTGTATGCTTCAGTCGCGTCTTTCACCGGGTCATCAATTATCGCGATGTCAACCGGCGTACCTGTCAGACCACCGCCGACACCAACTGCTTTATAGAAGCCGCGATGTCCCACAGTTTCAAAGTAGTCAACATTGCGAAGATAGCCGCGTGTCGTAACGTCATTGTTGCGTTCTGTGATGCTTCCTGACAGATACGTTTCGGGAAAGATTGCCTGATATTCTTCGCTGTCAATCGTGCGCTGTATCGCACGCGAAAACTGCTGTGCGAGGTCTGCACTGTACGATGAACCGACAATCTTCAAGTCGGGGTCACGCCCCAACGCCCACGCCGGAAAGTTGCGCGATATGATTTCAGACTTACCGTGCTGCGGTGGCATGAATAGCATCAACTTCTTGATTTTGCCCTCATACAACTGCTGACAGTAGTCTGCGATGACTTTGTGGAACCACTCTGCTTGATACTTCGGGTTCGCGTAAGCAAGAAACGATGACAGTTGCTTCGGAGCGTTCAGCCGTAGCTTCGTGCGCCGAAGTTTCATTATTCGCCGTTTCTTTTCTTGCGCTGTCAATGCCATATCGTGATGTCAGTGAAGTTTATTCTTTATCCAACTTTTCAAGACGTTTGATTTCTGCGTCAATTTCTTCTTCGCTCATGTGTTCGTCTGCGCCATGCTTTGACACTGCGATGTTTTCTTTCAGACCGAGGTCACGCGCTATGATGTTCGCGTTGTACAGACCGACAACCGCACCGTCAAACTTGGTGTCATAACAGTATTGTGTGATGCGCTCGATTACTGCTTCATAGTCTGCGCCACGTTTGCCGTGAGGTAGCGAATACCACCACTGATGCGTCATGCCGAGCCACCGGGTCACAAAGTCAAGTATCTTCGGCGGTCGGGCATACTTCTGTGTTCTTCTCTGCTGACGGCGCACGTCATCACTCGCTTGATAGCGATAGTTCGTTTCGACTTCGATTTGATTTTCTTCGAGGTCTGCGATGTACTTCTTGAACTCTTCAGCAAGGTCTTCAGGCGAGTAACGTGCTTTACGACCGCGAAGATTTTCAAAAAGCCGCTTTGTGTCAGGATAAAACTTTGACATATCTTGTTACTTTTTAGATGTTGCGACTTCTATCTGACCGATGTATTCAAAAGACACGGTCAGGCGGTTGCGCGAAAAAGACCCTTTCAACTTCGCTGTGCGCACCCCACCGGAAACACGACCGATGCGCGTTGTCTTCCACTTCGGGTTATTTGCGCGTGAATGTATCATTGCAGGGTTTGATGTCGTGCTGATGAATGTCTTTCCCTCTTCCTTGAATAGTTCTGCGATTGCGTCACTGAAGACTGTGCCGATACCAACGCCCTGAAAGTCGGGAAATACTACTGTTCGATGTTCTTTCCAAGTGTTCTTCTTTATCGGGTGTGGGAACGGCAGTGCTGCACAAAAAGCACATAAATCACCGTTACACGTTGCGATGAAGACACGTGCTGCATGATTGAAGTTATAACTCAGATAGTGATGCTTCTTAAAGACGTTCCAAAAGTATTCTTTGCGTTTGGTCTCGAAGATTTCGATGCACAGTCCTGGTCGATTTTTTTTTTGCGCTTCAGCGTCAAGCAACTGAAACGTCATATCGTCTGTATTGAATACCCAGTCGGGCATCAGCCAGTCCTGCACGTCATAGTGACACGTCACTGCGATGAATTTCTTGTCTTGCCGCCTGATTGCTTTCTGAATGGCAAGCGATGAAACACGCGCCACGTTACGGTCAACTACTGAAGTAAATTCATCGAAGACAAACATATCGCGCTTTTCAAGAATTGCGCGTGCGATGTCACAGCGCATCTTCTCTCCGTTCGACAGAACTGCATACGGTTTAAGCCAACTTGGAGGACTGCTGAAGCCGACAGCCGTCAGCATTTCCGCAATGTCTTTGACGGTCGCTTCTTTTGGCATATCGTCCAGAATGTTGTCGTGCGTCCAATCAAAGCCACTGATGATGTCTGCATCAAACAATTCGTGCGCAATAGTAGTCTTTCCGCTACCACTGCGCCCAACAATTAGACCGATGTTCCACTTGTCAGGCAGTTCGATGTTGCCTGTGAAGTGTTCTGTGACGTGCTGCTGTTGTAGGTCGTAAGTTCCGATGATAGACTGCACGCGAAAACTATCAGTCGGCTGTGATGTTCTTACAATGTCAAAACTCGGCATGAATATCCCTGGTCTTTTAGTGCGTTATACAGTTCTTCTTGTTCTGCTTCATCTGCACAGTCAATTTCTATCTTGTACGACTGACCGATTTGTGCTGATAAGTCTTTCTTTTCTCCTTTAGTCGGAACGTCAAGCCCCCAATCATCAAGCATATCGTCCGGCCACTCGTTTGCAAGCAAGTCCCAATTCCAATCACCGAAACCGTTGTTGTCGATGATTGTGTATGCCTGAAGACGCTCAACAGGCGTATCAACAGGTATGATGACCGCCGGTGCTTCTGTGTGCCCAAGTTCTTGCATAGCCTTGTAGCGCATATTGCCACCGATGATAATGTACTTGCCTTTGCCGATAGGATAGACAAGCAAACTGCGCCATGCAAGCATTTCGGGGTATTCCTCGATGTTCTTCTTCAGTTTCTCAAACTTCGCTTTCTTGATTGAACGTGGGTTCTGCGGCAGTCCGTCAAGTTGCCCCGTGTTCGGTTCAATCTGCGACAGAGGAAGCATTATCAGTTCTTTGTTGAAGTCTTCTTTGCTCATTGCGTTCTGCTTTTGATGATGATATTTTTTAATGACTGCAAAAAATTGATGCCGTCAAAGCGTAATGTTCTGACTGAACACGTCTTTTGCATACTGCAAAGGTAATAAAAAGCAGTGTTTATTAGACACCACTTTGGGTAAAAATAATAAAATGTCAGAATTTTCACCTTTTTCGGGTCTGATAGATGTAATTCTTGACAAGTTCGATGAAGTCTTCAACGCTTCGCACGATAGCATACTTGAAGCCTTGCGCCTCGACCGCTTGCTGAAAACACTTCTGACTTGGCTGCTGTCTGCCTTTTTCTGTCTTGAACTCAATGCACAAGCCGTGATATTCGCTGTTCGGGTACAGGAACAACACGTCAGCAACACCGGCAGTCACACCTTCCGCTTTCATTATCTTTGCTTCGATGCGTCTGCGTGAGCCGCCATTCGGCACAGCAAACATCAGCATTGCGAGGTCAGGGAACTGAAGTCTGAACCACGTGAAGCACGCCCGTTGTATCTTACTTTCTATGTGTACCATTGTCACGGTGATTTAGAACGGTAAATCGTCATTGTTCGGGCTTTGTGCTTGTGATGCTTGATAGCCATTTCCGTTGTATTGACTCGAAGACACGCTGTTGTTCGATTGAACGTCAGATGTGTTTGTTTTTTTATCAAGAAGTTGGAAGTTATCACCGATTATTTCTGTGACATAACGCTTGATGCCGTCTTTGTCTTCATAACTTCTTGTGCGCATCTTCCCTTGAACGAAAAGCGATGACCCTTTATGTACATAGCGACCGATGACTTCAGCCGGTTTGCCGAAGAATACGATGTTATGCCATTCTGTGCGGTCTTCGACCTGCGTACCGTCTTGTCGCTGATAGCCGCGTTCTGTTGTCGCTATTGCAAGACTTGCCATTGCTGTATTGCTTTGCGTCTGAATGATGCGCGGTTCATCGCCGACAAAACCGATGACCGTTGCTTGATTGAAAGTTGCCATATTATCTACTATTATTCGATATATCGTTATATATATCTTTTCTGTTATTATTATATATTATCTTGAAGTTATCACGCACGTGCGTATGTGCGTGCGTGAGAGTGGACACGCTTCAGACGTTCATCAGCGTTGCAGAACCGTGTGCATATCGCATCGGCGTGAAGTGAACGATGACACCGTTGAAAGTCGCGTCTTGCTTGTTGCGTTGCTTCCAAAAGAACCAATCTTTGAAGTCTTCAACGGTTGTACCGTCATTTCTTGCAAGTAGTTCGATTTCGTCAGCCGACAGATACCTGTCTTCGACACACACTGAAATACTGTCATCATCGGCAGAATACTTCATCGTGATGTGTTCAACGCCGATTTCTTCGTCTGTATTATAGACTTCACGCTGCTTTGACCGGCGCGGCACGCCCGACCATTGACGCACAGACAGAACGTAATTGCCGGAACGTATCTTTTCTGCGTTCACCGCCCACAGGTCATAATTGTTGCGTATTGTGTGAAGTTTCTCGCCGTTGACGAGTTTTTCTGCGAAGTGCGTAGGCTCACCGTGCCTTTTATGCACTTTCGGGTATGCTTTCGATACCACGATATTGATTTTTCTTTTCATAAATGTCAAATTTTCGATTTACCGCTGTTTTACTTGTTAGGATAGTCAAACATATTCGGCTGCTTCTGAATTGCGTCAGGCAGCGCGACAATCGCTTCCACGCGCTTTATTTCTTCGTCCACTTTGCTTTCAAGTATCTTGCTTTGCTGCAAGTCTGATTTTCGCCGGTTCTTGAAGTATTCGCGCTGGTAGGCTCGCATACGTCTGACAAGTTCAAAGAATTGTCTTGCATCCATAGTCGTTTAGCGATTATCACCACTTCCTGACAGTTTTCCGCGCCGTTGACGCGATGCAAGTTTGTCGATGTTCATCTGCGCCACTTCTTCAAGACTGAAGCCGAGGTCGTGCGACAGGGTGGCACAGTACCAAAGAACGTCACCGATTTCTTTTGCGATTTCGCGTTTTCTGTCATTTGTGAAGTTCTGATTGTTGTCGCGAATGACTTTCTTGACCTTGTCTGCGACTTCTCCTGCTTCGCCGCACATACCAAGTGCCGGATAAATGATGCGCTTGTCTTCGGGATAGACAGCCGTTGTCAGTGCTGCTTTCTGATATTCGTTGATTTCCATTGCTGTTTGATTATTTATTGTTGTTGATTGTGACCGGGTGCGAAGTCATCGGTACGGTTCAACGACTTCATACACCGGTCTGTTTCTGTCATTCTGCAAGTTTCGCTTTGAACACGTCCATGATTGGTGTTTCTGTGATACCGATAATCTCGAAGTCAGCCATCGTGCCTTTCATGCCCTGCATGAAGTTGTCGTATGCGCCTTTGAAGTCGCTTGCTTGTACCAGGAAGACGGTCTTGCTTCGCTTTTCTGCGCCGGTCTTTTCGTTGATAGTGATGAAAGTTGCTTTGACCTGATACCAACGGTCACCGCTTTCGTCCCAAAAGATTTCAGACACTTTCGCTTTCTTCACTGCCGACACATCAAAGTCACCACTGATGTATGGTGTCACTTCTTCGATGATACGTGCTTCTGCTTCTGTGAATGAAATCGCATCAACAAGATACGGTTCTGTTACTTTCTTGATTGCTCCGTTTTCCATTGTCTTATCAAAGCGAACGGAAGTCTTAATCCATTGTGCCATTGTTTTGAATTTTTAGATGTTATTGATTGTTTCTTGTGAATAATTCAGGATTGTCATGTATGTTTCCGATGACTTCAAGACGTTCTTCATTCAGCCATTCGCTCAAAGGTCTGCTACCACAGCGCGGTTCGTATCGTAACTGCATACACCATGCGCCAACTTCATCATTCCACTTTACGAGCGCGGTGTAGTTCTTGCCGTATCGTTCAAAGTGAAGTATGTCATCTTCGTAGATTTCGCGTGTGACGCAATCTGTGAAGCCTGTGAACTGACCGATAGTTTCTGAAGTAACATCAAAGCACTGTATGTTTCTTGGCATACAATAATCACTAAATGCGTCTTTCATAATCAGATAGTGAGTGTGTTCTTTAATGTGATTTTCTCTGCTTTCGGCATCTTTGTAAAAAGCGGCAGGGGTAATGTCTATGTGTTCGTGAAAAGCACCATAAACCCAATGCGATGTTTTCACATCTTTGCCTCTGAATTTGATTTTTCGTTTCATTATCCGTGATGTTTTTAATCGACAAATGAGCGATGACAGAAAGGACAGCCTGTTGTCAGTTCTGCGCGTGCTTGTTCTACACTGATGCCGCTTTTTATGCGACCTGTTGGCTTGCGTCTGTCACCCAAGTATTCGCGTCCCTCTGCTGAATAGATTTGTTGATGACAGCAATAGCAAATGCCGTTCACAGGTGCGAAACCTTTGCCGTCTTTCATCATGCTTGAAGCCCAATCTTCAGGGTGCTTCGCTGCGTATTCCTTGCAGTATTCTTTTTGAGCCTGCACTGCTTCGGCTACATTGTACGTTTTATCCATACTTCTGTGATATTTATTGTTATGCTGTTTGTTTTGTTCTATATCTGCGAAGTTCTGCACATAGTGCTTCACACCATTTTCTTGCGATAGTCACTTCAACTGCATTGCCGATGAATTTCTTTTGGTCGGCTTGTGTTCCTATCAGTTCATAATCTTCAGGGAAACCCATAATCAGTTTCAGTTCGTCAATCTTCAACATACGCATTGTGATGTCAATGATGTTGTACATCGCCATAAATTCTTTGATTTTGACCGTCATCGGGCTGTCAGTTTCGTAGATTTCAATAGCAACGTCACCAGTCTGTGTCGTGACGATGTAGGGCGGCATCTTATCCATTCGCGCAATGAGCGTGAAGCAAGGCGCATCAACAGACCCACCGTGCGATGCAAATTGCGGGTTCATCAAGAAACGCTTGCATGATACAAGTTTCTGTTTAGGGTTCGTCAATACAGCCGGGTTCGGCTGTTCGATGCTTGACAGTTGACCGCCGCCTGAATACTCATTCGCGATGAAACGCTTGACTTGCACAAGTGCCATTCTGTCTTTTGTTGTAAGCGTAGCCGCCGGTGATGCGCATGATGTGTTGAAGCCGTTGCCGTAATGCACAGACACAAATGCGTGGTGGTCGATTGTCGTGATAGTCCCTGCTGGTTCTTCAACAGACACGTTCTTACTGTCAGGCTGACCACTGAACTGCTTCGACAAAAACGACACTGATGCAAGTGCAAGACGGCTCTGTGTCGCAACAGTCGGGCAGGGTTCGTCAAGTGACGGCGGCACATACTTTCCGCGTTGGTTCATCGAATTGTACTTCACCATGAAAGCGTCTTTGCCACCTGCGACAAACTTAATCAGTCCGGCATATATGCGTTCAAGCGTCTTTTCTGCAAGTGGTTTCGGGCGGTCAAAGATAGATTTTCCCTCGTCATCGAAGTCAAGAACTTCACGTACCGGCTTCCACTGTTCAAGATTGCCGAACAGTGTGTGTTCGCCTTTCTTGCTGTGCGTCTGCACCGGGAAGACAATTGGCAGACCATGCTTCGCGAAGATACCGAAGAAGCGTTTGCGCGATGTGTATGCGCCATAATCTGCTGCGTTCAGTATTCTGAAGTCGAAGTTGTAGCCGTATCGCTTCACCTGATTGCGCCAACGCACATAACAGCGACCACGGTCTTTTGACAGCGGTTTACCGTTTTCATCGAGCGACCCCCACGACATAAATTCTTCAACATTTTCGATTTGAATATAATCGGGGGCTATTGCTTCGATGTATCTGAAAAGATGTTCAGCAAGTGTACGACTGTCTGCATCGCGTGGCTGACCGCCTTTCGCCTTGCTGAAGTTGGTACATTCAAGCGATGCCCACAGAACGACAAGTGCTTCAGGGTTCTGTGTGCGGCACTTCTGAATATGCTGAACAAGCGGTGACAGTTCAAGCGTTCTGATGTCTTCTGTGAAGTGAAGCGCGTTCGGGTGATTTGCAGCGTGTGAAGCGATAGCCTTTGCATCGTGATTGACACAAGCGATAACTTCTGCACATTATTCATCGTTCAAGCGTGCTGAATTTACGCCGGTAGATGTGCCACCGGCACCACAGAATAAGTCGATATATAGAAGTTGCTTCATTGTTCTTTTGTTATAAGTCTTTCTTTTAGTCCGATTACACGCATTGCGCCAAGTCGTGCGACTTCAAGTTGCTGCTGAGTAGTCAGTTTCTTATGACCTTGCAGACAACGGTTCTGATAATCATCTTGCGAAACTCTGCAACCGTGAAATTGTAAGTTAAGATATTCGTCATAGAAATATATGCCTGAATAATTTACGTTGTTTTCTTCAAGAATGTCGTATGTCTTATTCAAGTCAAACGATGACGGTAAACAGTAGTAGAAGTATTTCATCAGCCCCATGTTTTCGTGCTTGTGTTTCTTCTTGAAGTCAGCAAGAAAATCACTCCACGTGCGCTTGATTTCGACTTCTGTCAAGTAGCCTGATTTGGTACATACAAGCATATCACATTCGTGAAATATGGGAAGTGTGTCACTCCAACCATTCACGTTGAAGACAACGATGTTTCTTCTGAAGTCGAAACTGCTGTGATGCGCGAGAGCAACCTCTATTTCGTACAGCGTTCTTTTTGTATTCATCTTTCATCGTAGTTTTTGCACGGCTGCTTGCGTGCGGTTATTCGTTTCTGTAACTCGTTGCAGTACATTGTCGCGTTAGACAAACATTCGTAATGCCTACACTGCGAAAAATGCGGTGTTAGAACTTGTGGTATGTTGTCATAATCATCTTGTGTTGCGGTTCTGACTTCAACCCAACCGATGCCGACATACTGATGAACCGTGCCGTCTTTGATTACGCAAAAATCAGCATCAACAACAGACTTCGGTGGCTTGACGCTCATCTTCATCATTGATATTTCTGAAAGTCTGATTATCATTTCACTGCAATGTTATAGTTGTCATTGATTACAATGTACGGCATACCGCCGGGGAAGACTTTCCACAAGTCACGCGGCATCAGAAACTCGACAGCACCGATTGCACGACCAAGACAGACAAGTTTGTCTTGCGTCTGATGATAGTCTGTCCACTGATTACCGTCACGGTCAATGCACATATTCAAGAACGACCAACCGCAACCACCTGGTCTGTGAAACTGTATCGGCAGTTGCATAAGCATCTGCATGATGTCTTGTTCGTGTTTCGCTATCTTTTCACGATTGAAAGCGACTTCTATGCACACACCTTTCAGCGTATATTCAGCCGTGTTTGCCAAACAGTCTTTGAAGACTTCTTCGACATTCTGATGCGTCAGGTGCATCGGTTCGTTTATTGTTATTTCGTTCATTTCTTGATTTCTTTGATTGTTACACTGCAAACAGGTTCGTAAACCATATTCGGCATGATAATCACATCTACATCTTTGCAGACGTGTATCAGCATCGGTTCATTTTCGGCAAGATACTGTACTTCGACTTCAGTCACACCAAGATTGTAGATTGCATCAATGATGCGCTGCATTTTACCGATTTTGAAACTGATGCCATTGATACCAATGAGTCTGTCTTCTCGATGAAGCAATTTGTGCGACAATTTTCCGCTACCGTCACAAATGGGGCAGTCAAAATCATCTTCATGCGTTACTCCATTACTGTCTTCATATTCCCAAGTGACACGACCGGTGCCTTCACATTCGTCACAATCTGCTTCTTTGCCTGTTACTTCCTTGAACTCTTTGACAGGTACTGTGTTGATTACTTTCGCCACTTCGCGAATATCCATTGACAGTGAACAAATGTGTTCTTTTGGGAAGACACGGATGAAATTCGGCTGTTTGTCATGTTCTGAATATGTTGCTCCACACAGATGTTCAGCGACACGTGCCATGACAACAAAGTCAGTCGCATAGATTTTACCCTCTTGAGGTCGTGGTTCTTCACTCCATGAGCGACTGTCAGAAGTGAAGCGATTGATGAATTTATCAAATTTATTCATTGCGTTGATATTTATTGATTAACCTTTAATTCTGCCATTGAAAGCAAGTCTGAACACATCGTACTGTCTGCCGATTACAACAAATTCAAGCATTGCATCTTCATTGACAACATCGTTGATTTGAAGCACCTGGTATTCTTTGCCGTTGATAGTCTGATATTCCAATGCTTCTTCGATTTCGTCTTCAGAAGCATCTGCAAAGTATTTGTACATACTTGCGATGATGTGCTGCTGCAAATAGGCTGTGCCGTATGCTGCTGCAATCTTTTCCTGATTTCTTAATGCGCACCTCATTTTCAAAATAGACTTAATTGAATACCATTTTTCTTTTGTTTCTCCATTGTTCGTGCGTAGATATGACACTGTTCACGATAGTGACATTTTCCGGCTTTTGCCTGTCCGAAACGCTGATGCCAAAGTTGTTTATATTCTTCGGTGCCCATTTCCGCTTCGTTGTTCAGATGACAGACAAGTTCAATACAGAAGAATCCGCGTTCTTTCTGTTTCGCATCGTGAAGTTCTACAATGCCGTTACTTTGTGGCTTCATAATGTTTCAGGTATTTCACCCACGCATAATGCTTGCGGTCATCAAGATAAAGCAAGTTATACTGCATATCGTAGGCTTCGCGTTCAAGACTGATGTTTCTGTATGCCTTGTGTGCGTTGCGATACAGAAGAAGTCGTATCAGCCATTCTATGACATACCACAGAAAGAAGAATACATAAAGCATTTCACGCTGTTGTGCTGTGTGTATGCGTTCATGTCTGATGTCAATGTCGTTCAACTTGTAGCCTTTGCGCACGAATAGTACACCGAAAAGATTTATCGCTTTGAAACCTTTGAATGGGATTATGTTGTTATAGATTATTTTCATTTTGTTCTTCCTTTAATCTGTTGATAAGTGCATCTGCCGTTTTGATTGCTTCATCGAAGCGAAGTTCAAGAATTGCATCGTTCTTGAAGTCATCTATATCAGTCCATTTTAGATAGAAGTCGCGTATAAGGTCATATCTGCGCTGTTCCCAATCAATTTCTTTTTTGTATTCAAGCGCAAACATCGGAAATTTACGACCTTCAGGCGTTTCGTACATTGCAGTTCTTACAGTTATCGGTTCAAGACACATCCTGACCATAACTGTTTCGCCGGTGTCTTTCACGACTGCCTTTCTGAAAGGTCTGTCTTCTTTCTGCACTGCGCGTGATGCTTCTTTCACGACTTCAGCACCAGCACGTGCAAGTCTTGTCTGCTCTGCGACACACTCTTTACAGCGATGTTTGTATGATTTTGAAAATTCACTTGCAGACTTTATTTCGCCGCATATTTCACATTTCTTTGTCTGTTCCATAATTCTTATTTTTTCAAAAAACATATCCAGTGCGTATTGCTTCTTTTGCCGGAACGATGTCCGAATACCGGCTTTTCAGATGTTAGTTTCAGTATTTCAGAAACTCTTATGTCTGTTTCGTTCCACTTGAAAATGAGAAATCCACCATGCTTCAGAACTCTGAAACATTCATTGAAGCCCTTGGCCAACATATCGCGCCAATCTGAATACAATGCGCCGTATTTAATATGCTGATACACTGTTGGTGTTGCTTTCTCATTAAGACTGCCGTACATATCTGCAAACTTTGAATTGCCGACATTTCGCAACAAGTGTGGTGGGTCAAAGACAACCATTGAAAAGTGTTCGTCTTCATACGGCATATTTGTGAAGTCTGCCTGAATATCAGGCTTTACTTCAAATTTTCGTCCATCACACAGTGTCGTTTCTAAACTGCGAATGTCTTGAAATAACACTCTGTCATCGTTCTTGTCGAAGTAGAACATCTTTCCACCACAACAAGCGTCAAGAATTGGTGATTTTTCAGTTTTGTTCATTGCGTTATAATTTGTCATTTTTGCTGTCTGCCGCTTCGCCTGCCGCGTTTCAATGCTTCAGATGATAGTTTGCTTGTCTGCGTTCGTCAAAGTGCGGCAAACAGCGGTATTTCGTTTTATCTTCGGCTTTCGCCTTTTAGCACAATGATGTTGTACGTCTTGAAGCGGTCAATAAGACGTCCGAAGTCATCGCTGAATGTTTCTTTGAGCTTCTTCGTGTCGAGGTTCGTTGTCAAATGCGCGAATTTTCGTTGGTCGATTGCTGTCATCGTCCATATTTCATTTCGTGCGTGCAAGAAGTCTTCGACAATCGTGCGCGTGTCTATGCCGTAGAATGGTCTATTTTCGACACCGATGTCATTCAGACAGATATTCACCGGTTGGGGTCTGAAACCTGTGCTGTTTTCTTCGTTGTAGGTGTATCTGTCAATGTTGTTGTGCATCGTGAAGTAATTCGTCATCTGCGTCACTGACACGTTTTCAAAGAAGTTCGGATTTTTCGTTGCGCGTAGATATTCACTGAATATCTGCATCAGCATCGTTTTACCTGTGCCGACATTTCCCATGATAAGCAAGTTGTTATGAAGTTTGTAGTGCTTGTTCGGGAACACTTCTTCTGCAAGTTGGCAGTTGTTGAAGTAGTAGAGCAAGAAGCGAAGAACTTGTCTATTGTTGTCATCAATTTCAAACTTTCGATGCTGTGGTGCAAGACAGACGTTGTTCGCGATGTATTTCAGTAATTCGCTGTGCGCCCTGAAAACTTCAGGATTTGTCATATCTGCAAACTGACTTTCTGCGTTGCGAATTTTCTTACAAACTATTTGCGCCACTTCGTTGACGTGCTTCCACGCTGTCTGTGCTTGTTCATTGCGTCTTGCTTGAACTTCAGCAATCTGTTCAGCGGTGAGTTCTGTTGTTTGTTCAGCCATATTGCGTTGATTTTATTTGTTCTTTGAAACGAAAGCTGCGTCTTCTTCTTCGTAGTCGCAAACCGGTTGTTGCGACTGTTCTTCACTCTGCTGCTTCTGTTGCGTTGCTATGATTTCGGGCAGTTCTTCTTCCCAACGTGCTTGAAATAGCCATGTCGATAGGTTCGCGTAGTTCGGCTTCCACTGACCGGCTGCTTCTGCTGCTTTGTTGTATTCAATCAGGCGCTGAAGTGCCGGCATCAGCAAAGGCACAATCTTCGCCCAATTCTTGTGCTTACGCTTGAAAGCGTCAAATTCTGTATCGTGACCACGCTTGCGACCTGGGTATGCTTTTCTGAAGACTTCAAACACTTCTTCAAGTTTTGAGAAATGCACGTTTTCACAGTTTTCTTTTTCTTCTATATCTATATCTTTGTTATTTATATTATTAAATATAAACTGTGAATTTTCGTCAGAACAAGCAAAACAACCATTTGCTTGATTTAGTTGTTTTCTCGTTCTTTTTGTTTGTGCATCATTCTGTGTTTCAGCAATTTCAGCAAAACAACCATTTGCTTGATTTAGTTGTTTTTTAGATGTGTTTTCGCTGTCAAAATCAACCAAATCAACCATTTGGTCGTTTTGCTTGTTTTTGCTTGTTTTTGCTTGTTTTCTCGCGTTCTGATTGCCTTTCGGCGCACCGCCCTTGCGAGCCGCCGCGATACGCTTTTGACGTATCGCTTCGGTCTTCGCTTTGTCAAGGTCGATTTGTGACTGCATCAGCGATGTCACTGCTGCAATCGTTGCGTTAGTTGGTCGTACACCCTCAAATGCGTAAGCGCAAACCGAATTAAATGCTTCAGCCTGCATTTCGACCGGCAGACACTTGATAGCGTCCCACCAATCTTTGTGGAAAATGAGGGTATCTTTAGTCATTTCAATCAGAATACAAAATCACACCACAGTTCAATGAATTGCTTGCCGGCGTACAACGCTAATTCGCGTGTCTTGAAGGCAAGCCGAGAGCCGACATTCGCATCCGAGTTCGAGGATGCGTCGCTCGCGTTCGCATAGACGAGACCGCCACTCGCGCCGGCGCTGCTACCCGAGCGACCAACGACACGGCAGCATCTTTCTTTGTCATCATCGTCAAGGTTGTTGTATTCGTCTTCTGTGTATATGCAAAACCACGGATAATACTTGTATTCGTCGCCGTTTGTCCAATCGGGTGACCAACCTTGATTGAGTGCTGCTGTGATTACGCGAAGTTTCAGGAAAGCGAGAACATCTACATCATTCTTATCTTCTTCAGATATGTTTTTTGCATATCCGTTGTAAGCGCGAACAAAAGGATGATTTTCACCGAGTTCACGACACGCATCATCAAATGTTTTTATGCGTTCTCTGATGTCTTTTGGTTGAAAGACTTCTTTGCCGAAAAGATTTTCAAGCAAAGTTTTCTGTTCTTGATTGCCGTTCTTGTATGCGTTAAGAACGTTCTCTGTCTGAATGTTGATTTGATTGTTCATTATTTATTTTCTTTAATTTTGGTAATACTTCATGTTTCAGTATTCTTTTCGCGTTGGTTGCACGCAAACTCTTTCTGATAGCATCTTCATCGAGGTAGTCTGAAAGAAACGTCAGGCAGCGCACCAAAGACGCGACAACATTGTTCGGCACTTGCTTCATATCAGTACGGGGCTTTGGATACATCGACACAGACACCGCGCTTTGCTATGATGACAGGTTTGCCTGTCTTCTGCATGATGCGCTGCTTGAACTGTTCTGCATCGCTGTTGTTGTGTGACAGATGTATCAGAATTATGTCGTTCACGGTGTCAAGATTTGAAGACAGCACAATGTTTTCAGTTGTCTTGATTTCCATGTGCGACTGAAGCAAGCGCGGACGCATTGATGCCGGTGTGATGCCGTTCTCAATGTTGTAGTCAAGAATTTCGTCTGAATAGTTTGCTTCTATCATCATGTGTGACAGGTTCGGTATGCGATATTCAAACATCATCGTGTCTGTGACAAACAGAATCTTTCCCATTTCTGCGTGTTCAATGATGAAACCGACACACGGCACATCGTGTTCCACAGGCACCACAAAGACATTGAACGTGCCTATGCGATAGCCGTGCATCGGTTCGATTTCCTTGCAGAAGATGCGCTGCGTCAATGCGTGTGCGTCAAACACTTCTTTCAACGCACACACACGAATTGCGCTTTTCAGATATTCAGCGATGAATTTTGAATGGTCACCATGCTGATGTGTCACGATTGCGCCGACAATTCGACCAATCTTGAAGTCAAGTGCTTTCTTCACTTCGATAAGTGGCATACCGCACTCAATGACAAGTGCGCCGTCAGATGCTTCAAGAATGTAGCCGTTGCCGCTTGATGATGAGCCGAGGATTTTCAATTTCATCGTGAACTTCTGTTTTTGGTGTTAGTAACCAGGTGCTTCTTCAGCTTCGTTCTGCTGTGATGCTTCAGATGCGTTTTTGAGTTGCTGTGTGACTTCGCCGGTGCTTTCATCGACTACTTCTTCATACTCGACTGTTGAAGCGTCAATGTCAAGCGGTTTCACGTCTGCGATTTGCAGTGCTTCTTCGCGTGCGATAAGTGCGTGATGTGAAGCGTTGTCATCTGCTGCGATAGCGTTCTGCATCTTGATAGACAGATAGCCGTACTTCGACAGAACACGGCGAATGACAGTCTTCAGTGCCATGTCGTTGAAGTTACCCTCCCAACCGACAGACTTTGACACCACACCGTTGTTTGCTTTCTCAATAAGCTGCGCGATAGTGGTGTCTTGCTTGATACCAGGAGCGTAACGCTTCGCATACTTCGCCATGTCTTCGACTGACATGAAAAGTGTCTTGCTGTAACCGTTCAGCAACTCGAAGTAACAGAAGTAACCGACAATCTTGTCAGAAGTCTTCTTGCCGTCAAGTGCAACTTCACCTGACAGACGGTTCACTGTGCGAAGTTCGCCCTCATAAACAAAGTCAGCGTTGATTGTGCGATACTGACCTGTGCGCATTGCAAGTTGAATGTAACCTTTGTAACCGGGAATGAATGTCGGTGTCGGCACTTTTATCCATTCATCGCGACCGGTCTGTTCGTTGCGTACTTTCTTCTTGTTGTTGTACACAACGATGTAAGCGAAACCGAGTGCGCGGTTGATAGGTAGGTCAAGCACTGCTGCTTTCAGTGCTTCAGACACGATTTGCGCCGGTTGACACGTCTGAAGCGACTTGTCGCCGTTGTACAGGTCGATGATGCTTGCGACAAACAGGTCTTTGTTTTCTGCAAGCGCGTTTTGAAACTGTTCCTGAACACTGGGCGCGTTCAGAATGGTCTTCAGTTTTGCAAGACCGCCGGTTGTCTGCGGCTGTGTTGCGACTTGATTTTGTTCAGCCATTTTACTGCGTTGTTAATTGATGAATGATTATTGATTGTTTGCTTCAACGCGAAGTTGTGCATCGCGTGAAACGATTAGATTTATCACTTGTGATTGCATCGGCAAGATGTCATTGATACTTTCTGCGTTGTCGATTATGATAGGTGCGTAAATGTCTTCAGACTTGCATATCGCATTGATGATGTCAAGACCGATGTTGATACGTTCTGCGTTGCTGCAAGTGCTGTATGGCTTGCCGTTCAGCGTTGCTTCGCACGTTTCACTTTCTGCGCCGTTGATTGCTACTGCTATCCAACGAAAGCGCACGATGCGGAAAAGTCCGTTGATGCGTGCTTCAATCGCCGCGCTGCGTGCCTTGCTAAATTCAGCGATGACAAATTCCTTGCGTTCAAGTTCTGCAAGTTCGATATTCAGTTCTTGCATCTTCTTTTCAAGTTCGTTCACGCGGCATTTGTCTGCGTCAACGTCAGTGCGTTTTGCAAGTTTAGCGACAAGCATTTCAATCGCTTCTGTCAGTGTCGTGCGACCGTTACGCAATTCTTCACGGTCTTCATTCTGATTGCCGTCAGACTGCTGCTTTGCGTCTTTTTCTTTCGTCAGCCGGTCGATGTCTTCTTGCAGTGACTTCATACGGCTGTCTGCTTCGATTGCTGTGCTTGCGTCAGGTCTTACAAGTTCGGCAGTATATTCTGAAGACACTTCGATTGCTGCGATGCGTTTCTTGCTGTTTGCGATGTCAGTTTCAGCGATTGTGATGTTCTTCTGATATTCTTCTTTGCGCGTGTTGTTTGCCATGCCGTTGCGCTTATTGCGTGCGATGTCATCAGCGACTTCTCCAAGACGTTTTTCACGTTCTTTCTCGAAGTTTTCACGCATCTGTGCTTCTTTCGTTTCGATTTCAGCAACGTCAAGCGGTCTGTGACAGGTAGGGCATACAAATTGCGTTTCGTCAATCTGAAGTGTTTCTGCCTTGATAGACTTCTGTTTCTCGTTCAGTTTCTTCCATTCTTCAAGAAGCGTGTTCCGGCGTGCTTCACATTGTGCGATTTCTTTCTTGTTGGTTTCGATGTCGCGTTCAGACGATACAATCTTCTGTTTCAATAGGTCGATTTCATGCGTCAATTCGTTCTTCTTTCCCTGTGCCGCGTAGAAGTCGCGCATTACGTTGTCTGTGATTTCGTTTTGACGCTTCATGCGCTCTGTGCGAAGTGCTTCTATGTCGCGCATAATCTTTCGCGCTGCTTCATTCTTCGCGTACTCGGCTGCATTTATGTCTTCAAGCTGCTTTTCAATGTCTGCGCGTGCTTCGCGCTTTGACTTCAGTTCTTCTTCAAGCGAAGACCAATCTTCTGCTTCAGACTTGGCAATGTCGCGCTTCTTTTCGTCAATGCGACCAGGCAGGTCAACAAGTTCGGCATTGATGCGTTGCTTCTTTGCACTGATTTCTTTCTTAAAGTCTGCAAGCGTCTTGCCTGTAAGTTCTGCAAGCAACTTCTGAAAGTCTTCATTATCGGCTGCGACTTCTTCGTCTGTGATATTTCCGGCCATGCGATGCAACATCGCTTTCTGCACTTCTGCTTTCTGACTTGTGAAGTATGTCGGCGAAGTGATGAACTTGAATACTGCTTCATCGCATATTTCAGCGATGTGTTCTTCATAGTCTTTCTTACTGCACGGCACATCATTGAAGAAGCGTTCTTCTTTGTTGCCGTCAAATTCCTTGTCAACCTTTCCGGCACGCTTTACCCACTTCTCTGTGAAGCGGCGTGACAGTGCGATTTCTTGACCGTTCACTTCTATGACAGCACTAACTTCATGTGGAAGTTGTGCGATTATGTTGCCGTCTTCGTCAAGTGTCTTCAGGTCAAATGCCTTGCGGTCTTGGCTGTCTTTTCCAAATAGAAGCCAAGTGAAAGCATCGAAGACGGTTGTCTTTCCGGCACCGTTGCGACCGTAGATATTGGTAATAGTCTGATTGAAGTCAATCGTAAGGTCGCGCACACCCTTGAAATTTACAAGGTGAATCTGTTTGATGATGATACTTTTCATTGCGTTAATTATTTAATTCTGCGCGTTGCGCAAATAGTTGATGCTTGTGAATTGATTTCGTCTTTTGACGCTGTTCGGTTTCGCGTCTGCCATGCTTCGATTTCTTCACGTTTGAAATACAGCGAACCGTTCTGTTTGTATGCTGGTATGACTTGTTCTGATGCCATGTGACGGACACGACTTTCACTGATGTCAAGTACAAGCGCAAGGTCTTTTACACTCCACACGTTCTTCATCATCGCAATCATGCTGCGCTTGATGTCGCTCAATGATTGTTTCAGTTCTTCATTCATGTTCGTCTTCTTTTTTTGCTTCGCGTAGTTCTTCAAGTGAAGTGCGTAGCATAAGTTTCTGACTTGACAGACCGATAAGACTGAAGCAAACGGTGTAGAATATCTTGTCTGCAAAGCGGTCGTAATGTGTGAACAATACGCGAAGTGCGGTCCCGTAGCCAAACAGTATGATGAACCATGAAAAGACTACTTGCGCATACAAGAAGAAGCGTTCTGTCTTGCGTATGAATTTGTCTGCTGTCTGTTCTTTCATTGTTCTTCTTCGTTAGCGTTGTCAAAATGATGTTCTGAAAACAGTTCTTCTTCCTGCATCTGATAGTGTTCGGCAAGAAGTGTCATGCGCGTGCTGTTCGGTTTCTGCTTACCCGAAACCCAAGCGCGTACAGTTGCAAGTGGGGCGCGTGCTACTGCTGCCATTTCTGCGAGTTGAGCCTGTGCCGGTGTCAATGCTTCAAGCGCATCTGAATAGCGCACGTCAAGCGGTTTCTTTTTGTTCTTTGTCATATTGCTGATTTTTGATGTTAGTATTATTTCAGCGACCATGTCGTGCGCACATCGCAATGGTCAACTTCGTTATGTCTTACGGCTTCGCCAGTCTTGATAAGAGATTTCACAAATTCTTTATTGACATAGATGCCAGACTTGCCACCCCATGAATTTGTGCCGGTGAAAAGCACGCTGTTTGTCTGCAATTCTGCTGCTTCAACTGTTATCGTCATTGATGAACCGTTCCAAGTGTCATAGGTGTGCAACTTGCGGCCGACAGTTTTTGCAGTAACCTTTTCGATGTTGATTTCTGATGTCTTCATATCTGCACGAATTTAGATTGCCTGAATTGTTGATTTGAAATAAGGGTTGTTGTTCGTCAGTGTGATATGGTCAAGACCCATATTCAACTCCGTTATCAGTGCGCGACCTTGTCTTGCCGCTTCACTTCTTGCGATTGCTTCGCACGTTCCGAACTGAAGACCCATGATGTCATCAAGACCTTTGCAGATGTATCGTGCATCTTTTGACTGACCGAAACCGCTGCTTCGTTCATTCACTTCTTTCGATATAAGGTACACAGCGACAGCATTGCGTTCCTTGATTGTGAAGTTCGCCTGTGCGTCATGTTCTTTGTTGAACCAATCGCATGAGTTCAGAAAATATTCCGTTTCTTCTGCATCCCATTTGTTTGCTTTCGCGATTTTAACCGCTTCTGTTTTTTTGATTATTTTTCTTGTTGTCATCATATTGCGTTGAAATTTGTTGCGTGTTAGACACTATTTTTATATCTTTGCACACTTACTTTCGTTAGTGTTGCACTCACTTTCGTGATTGCTGATGCAAAGATAAACATATTTGTTGGTCTGTGCAAATAAAAATGGTGATTTCCCAACAGAAAAATTGGGATAAAATCGTAAAACATTAAGTATCAACGCATTATGAAAGGACAAAAAATTAAAGAAATTTTGCGTGCTGAGGGCATAACGCTCTCGGAAGTAGCCTCTCTGCTCGGTTTCGATAACGACCAACGGCTTCACAGCGCACTAAAATCAGATGATGTGAAAAGCGGTCTTATTGAAGACATTGCTCGTGTAACAAACAAAAGTGTTGGCTTTTTCTATGGCTTGCCGGCTGTGAACGACCACGGAATACTTGCAAGCGACAATGCCACATACAACGAAACTGAAATATCAGTGCGGTTCATAGGTCTTCTTGAAAAGAAAGATGAACAAATTGACCGACTTCTGACAATGCTCGAAAAGAAATAAAAAGCGTATGAAAATCAGAATAGAAGAATTGTTTGACTACTGCAAACAGAACGGTATCAGTATTGGGAATATCTCTGAAAGCGTGATGCGTGCTTCAACTGAAGCGGCATTGAAAGGTGAAGACACGTTTGAAGTGTCTGATAACACCTACAAAATAATAGACCAGGCACATCAGAAAGACCAAGAAAGACAAAAACAATACAACGATATATCTGCATATCGTCTTTCCGGAATGAAAGCCGAAGATAATAAAGACATAGATGAAGCGATTGAACAATATGCAAAGGCAATCGACACAGGCGAAGCATCAGACTTTGACCTGCTTCACGCATACAGACACGCATACGACCGTATCATTATATTATTATCGCGCACGCACGCATACGCACGCGAAGCCGAATACATTGAGCAACTATTGAAGCGGCACAACCTTCAGGACAGTGACAGAACACGACTTGAAGAACGTCTGCGAAAAACATACATAAAAATCAGCAAATGACAGATATGAAGAAATTACTGATAATGATATTTGCTGCATTATGCTTCACTGCGTGCGGCAATGATGATGAACCGGAAACAACACCGACAATCACAAAGGAAATTCGCGAAGTGTGGTCTGCGCTGTCAGGCACGTATTCAACCACGTTCTATGTTTTGAGTACTGATAAAGTGTGGTACACCGAAACAATCACATTCAAGCCATATACCGCGCCTGAGAAGTTCGTGCCGATGTTGACAGACAAACGTGGTGACATATACGCATACGGCACAGCCGACATTCAAGACACGCGCTTCACTTCAATCACAGGCACATCGCATTGTTACTATTGCCTGGGGTGTTCTTCAACCGGCGAACTGACAATCACTTTCTATCAGTACGCAAATGACAGCGGTGAAAGTTGGGGACGCGAGGACGAAAGAAGCATCAGACTGTTGTCTGCATCTGAATTTGAAATGTGGTCTTATGGTACAAGCGAAGCGGAGAATGTTCATAAATACGTCAGACAATGAGCCGAACACGAAACTACAGCCAAGACACTCTCAATGTTATGGAACGGTTTTACATTGCGCTTGAAGCGTGCAAAGATTGCAAGGTTATCAATAGCGTATCGGAATACTGCGAAAAGAACAACATCGAAAGTGCCGCATTATACAGACAACGAAAGCATCGTGAACGAGGTCTGTTTGAAATAGGTTGGGCGGTGCCGCTCATTCGCGACTGCGGCGTGTCCGCACGTTGGCTGATGACAGGTGTCGGGTCAATGTTCGCACAATAG